CGATGGACAGGACTACTTCTTCCACTGGACTGCTTTGCAGAAGTCTCAGGGAGTGGAGTTCTCCGACCTGGAAATCGGCGACCGCGTCGAGTTCCTCTGCCTGGAGGCGCCGAAAGGTCCACGCGCTATCGAAGTTCGTCGTGTTGGAGCGTAACGTAACGTAACCGGAGGAGCAGTCAATGGGCAGCGACAAGCACAGCTATCACATCATCCGCAGCGACGGGACCGAAGCGGACATCAAGGGCGATGACGTTCACATCGGGGACAGCGGCGTCCTCAGCATCACCAACCACATGGGCGACCTGATTGCTGCCTTTGCGCCGCACGCATGGTCGTTCGTCGAACCCGAGAAGCGGGACGACTCCGAGGACGACGTCGACCGGCCCGATCGAATCAGCAACCGTTAGTCGCGCGCGCCGTCGGCAACTCTGTATCCGAGGATAAGTCATGCCAATGCAAGCACCACAAGCCTCAGTCGCTGCCAAGAGGAAGCCAGCAGCCAAGAAGAAGGTCATGGGCATGCGCTCGACCCAACCTCGGATGCAGGGTCCGATCTCGGGCGGCGCGGGAGGTGGCTTTGCTCAACAGCCCGGCCCCGGTATGTCGGGCGGACGCCTTCCGATCTTGCCCGGCATGAATCCAAATGCCTACGCTGATGGGCCTGCCGGAGGAAAGCCATTTCAGGGTGGTGGTTTCGCACCTCCCGGGCGTGGTCCGATGCCTCTCCCGCCGAGCGCCGCGCCACGTCCCGGCATGCCCCCGATGGGTAACTATCCGAGGCCGGGTGCGGGTGGAGGATTTGCTCCCCCTGGTCTGCCTCCGGCGGGTGGTCCGGGGATGGGTGGGGATATCGCAAGCGGCGATATGGGACTCCCGCCTCAGGGCTTCAATCCTCAACAGTTCCAAGTCCAGCGTGCAGCCGGAGTGTTCGACAAGCCGACCGGGCCTGGTGCTGGCGAGGACCAGCGAGCACAAATGATGCAACAGCTGCAAGCGTCACAGGCTCGTATGGGTCAGATGCAGAAGCCACCAGGCATGATGGGTTCTGTCGCTCCTCAGCCGGGACCTGGCGGCGGCATGGGTCCGGGTGGATTCGACAGGAACGCCATGATGCAGCAGATGCAGGGTGGCATGGCGAACGCCAACATGCAGCGTGACCAGTGGCGTCAGGCCAACCCGAATCCAGTCATGAACCAGATGCCTGCTGGTCGACCGGCACCGAACATCCAGGCACTCCAGCAGGCGATGGCGGGACGCGGCGGACAACCTCAATTCTAGGAGAGAGACAATGGCGGACAAGAAGGTAGGCGGCGCGGCCGTCATCGAAGGCCCAGTCGGGCAGCTGCTCAAGGACCGTAGTGGCCGTGAGATCGAACTCGTTGGGCAGACTCCTGAAGGGCAGCTGTTCACGAATCCAACCGTTGGTGCTCTGGACCTGACACCAACACAACTCTGCACCGTCGTAGAGTCGCGTCTGTTCCTCGGTTACGGTGGCCCCCTCGCCATCGAGAATCAGCACGGCCTCCAGAAGGCTCTTCACGAGGATGGCATCTACACACTCTCCAACGGCCAGCGTTACGTTGTGCCGCACGAGATTCACGAAGCGCTCGGCATCCCGCTGCCTGCGCCCTACCCGCCCGAGCTTCTGCTCCTCAACGATGAGGTCGCTCCTGGCGACGAGAACCTCACGGGTGAAGCCCTCGACGCGGCCAAGGCACGTCACGCGCTGGCTCGGGGTCGCGGACCCGATGTCGAGACGAAGCCCGCACCGAAGCCGACGCCGACTCAGCTGCCTGCGGACACCCACAAGAAGTAACGTGGGGATTCAGGTAGTCGACAACTTCACTCGAATCTGGAAGCCTCACGAAAAGCAACAGAAGTTTCTTGAGATTCCAGATTCGATCTTCGAAGCGCTCTATGGTGGGGCAGCAGGCGGAGGCAAGAGCGAACTCTTGATAATGCTGCCCATCCTTAGAGGATGGCATCTTCATCCGAAGTTTCACGGTATCATCTTTCGCGAGACTTTCCCGCAGCTTGAGGAATCAATCATCCCTCGTGCGGACAGGTTCTACAAGCTAACCGGCGCCGTCTTCAACGAAGCCAAGCACTTTTGGAAGTGGCCTTCAGGGGCTATTATCAGGGCGAGCTACCTCGAAAAGGAAAAGCACGCACGGCGCCATGACACTACCGAGTATCATTACGCAGCGTTCGATGAGCTCACGAGCTTCAAGTGGTTCGTCTATTCATTCGTCACAAGCCGTGTCCGATCTTCTGAGCCGAACCTCCCGCCGGTTGTCCGTAGCGCGTCGAACCCTGGCAACCAAGGCCATGTCTGGGTCCGAGAGCGATTCGTTGACCCGGCACGAACTGGCTATAAGATCATACACGACCGCTCGAGCAGAACTACTCGTATCTATATCCCGGCGAAACTCGACGATAACCCCTACCTCAATGAGGCTGATCCGGGATATGCTTGGCGTCTTGAAATCCTCCCCGAGGCCGAACGCCGCGCGAAGAAAGACGGAGACTGGTATGTCTTCTCCGGACAGGTCTTCGCTGAGTGGAGAGATTTCCGCCGTCCCGGAGAGCCGCACCACGCAGTCCACGTTGTCCAGCCGTTCGAGGTTCCTGAGTGGTGGCCGAGGATTCTGGCTGTTGACTGGGGATACACTGCAAAGACTTGGGCTGGTTGGGCTGCTGTTAGTCCTGATTCTCGTGTATTCCTTTATCGTGAGTATGCTAAGGACAAACAGTATGTAGAGACTTGGGCGGCGGACATAGCCCGACTCTCTCAGCACGAACGGCACGAAATTCACTCCTGCGTCTTAGACCCATCGGCCTGGGCCAAGCGTGGAGACAAGGAAACGATAGCCGAGCAGTTTCAGAAGGCATCAGGATTCAGACCCATCCAGGCAGACAATGACCGTCTGGGTGGAAAGATGCTGATGCACAGTTTTCTCAGGTGGGAACCGAAGCCACCGAAGTATATACCTGCAGAAGGCTATTCGGAGGAGCGCGCAACTTACATCTATCGGAACTGGGGTGCAATGGCCTTCCAGAAGTATCAGGAAGCCTTCATTCCCGAGCCGCTGGAGACGAATCTTCCGAGATTGCAGGTCTTTGATACGTGCAAAGAGTTCATCAAAACGATTCCCATCTGCACTTATGAGAGTAAAGATGGTGAAGTTGCCGAGGACGTAGCTGAATTCCAGGGTGACGACGCTTACGACGGCGGAAGATATCTCATAAAAGAGGTAGACCAGTATATCCGCCTCGTTTGGAGCCGAGACCAGAGAGTCCAGCAGCTCGGTCAGGTCGTTCAGAGCTTTACGGAAACGGGTGATTGGACTAGATTGCACCGACAGATGGAAGTTCTCGAGTCCAAGCACAAGACAGTGACATCAGTTCAACGGCACCGGAGGTTTCGTGGGCTTCTTCGCTGATTTGTTCACGCCGCGAACGTATACGTGCGGGTCGTGCGCCGCGCTGAAGCATACGATTGCAGTGCAAAGCGAGGAAATCGATCTTTTAGTTCGACTTTTGGACGAGGAACGAGAAAAGAGCCGGCCAGCTCCGCAAGCACAAGCGATTAAGCCGGGTTTTGAGGGAAATATCAGAAAATCGAGAGTTCCTTGGTCCCGTAAGCAGGCAGAGCTTGAGACTCGGTCAGCAAGAGAAGCAGCACAGGAAGAAAAAGAACGCTGGAAGAAGCGCGCGCAAGCTGTAGAGGTGCCAGATGGGCGAACGGAGAGGTAGTATGGGGAGTGTCGAATTTAGGACACTCGACCCCTATCAATCCACTCGTCCATTTAACGTGGAACCGGCTCAATTCGACTTCATGCGCGACGGTCGGGCGCTCGATAGCGTGATGGCCGAGGGTCAGCAACGCAAGCGGGAGATGTGGGAGCCTAATCCTCAGCCTGAGTTCCAGTTTAGGCAAGACCCGAACCGGCCTCCACCTACTCCAGGCTTCTGGGATAGTCTTAGTGCCGGTGGTAAGGTCGCTGGAGAGATGTATGAGTCCCTCCCGGATAGTGATTTCGCAAAGGGCTTCCTTGAGGATGATGTTGCTTTCGATGCTCTCGGTGAAATAAACAAAGCCGATAGAAGCACAGGTGGTGATTCATTCGTAGACTTTGCTAAGGAGTCTGGCAGAAATCTCTGGAGCAGTGTCAAGGATCGCTCTCCTGAACGTCTTGCTGGTAACATGTTGAGTGTCATTCCTGAGGAGGCAAAGCTCGCCTTGGGCGGTGCTAAAGCTGCATTGCTGGGTGGTAAAGCAGCATTGGCAGCTAAAGGCACAGGGACGATGATGTCGGCCGTCCCGCTGGCTCGATTGCGGTCGATGGCACAGCGGGAGAATTTGAAGAATCCGGTGGGTGTGACCCGGATGATTGATTATCTGCAAACGCACTTTGATCCTAGCATGACCGAGGATCAAGCGCGCACGCTGATGCAGCTGTCCAAAGAGGTGCCCATCAATCAATCAGGCCATTGGGATGATGTCGTTCATGGCATGAGAGGTCGTGAGCCTCGATCACTTGTCGAACTATCGAGAGGTAATGTTAGTGGTGGAGATATTGACGAGGCAAACGAGACCATCCTGGGTGTTCTTAATCGGGCTAACCCTGATGCGTCAATAATTACACCGCGGCGTCAAACTCCTCGCACGGGTCCATTCAAACCCCCGGCACCTGTTGTCCATCCAGACCTGCAGACTATCGAAGATGTGGTCCAGGAGCCTGTTGAGGATTTGGGTCGTGCTGGCGCGGGCGGATATGGACCCAAGCGTTTGATGGCGAAAGTGAATGACGAGCGTATCGTTCACAAGGGTTCGCCATATCATCAATCGCCTGTTGGAGCTGGTTCGCATTTCTCGCCAGCCGAAATTGCTAAGATGCCGAGGGAGAATGCAATCGCTGAGCAGACTTCTTCGAGATTGTCAAACGCATTCAATAAGAAGACTCCTCCAGCTACAGCAGTTGCAGAAGGTGGAATCATCCTGCCGTTTGAGCATGGTAATTTCAGTGCTTGGCACGAGTTCCCATACCCCGAGGAGCAAGCCTACGCGCAAGACCCTGAGGTAGTTAAGCAGGTAGCCCGAGAAATGGTCGGTGATACTTACCTGAAAATTCCCGACAGACATCCAGGTCAGTTTATCTATGACCCAAGCAGAAGGCTGTTCATTGGTGTAGATAAAGGTCAAGCAGACCTAGATGCAATCCAACGTGGATTGCCACTGCCTCCGGGTGGTATCTATGGTGGTTTCTATGATAAGGTGCGCCGTAATGGCGTCTTCAATCAAATTGCGTCGCAGAGGCCAGACTTCTTCACAGACGCTGCTGGAGAAATTCGGCAGATTCCTGAGGCTCATATTCGTAGTATCCTCGACCCGTGGGTGAAGGAAGCGGGATTAAATAGCTCTGAGTCTGACGATTTGGTCCGCAACATGATGCAACGGATGCATGACCCGAATTATTGGTCGAACTTCCATTCCGGACACATAAAGTAATGTATCCTCCAACCGAAGACCAGATGGACCCGGCGATGCTCCCACCTGAGGAGATGTTTCCCCCGGACGAGCTCGGCCTCGTTCCGCAGGAGGATACTAACCTCGAGGAAGAGGAGCAGGAGGTCAATCCTGAGGATGTCTATCCCAAGGAGATTACAGATGCTCTCCTCCGTATCAGGGACCACCTCTGCATCCCTGAGCGGTCGGTTCGTGAAGCCTACGTAAAGCGTCTGAAGAAGCTGGAGTGCTACTGGAACAACCTTCAGTATATCTACTGGGATGCCATCGCTCGGGACTATCGTGACTACCAAGACCGCACTAATGTTGGCTTCGAAGACCCACAGGCGGACACCGATGTTCAAGCTATTGCAAAGGTTGTCAATATCTACAAAGCCCACGGACAGGCGTGGATTTCGGCGATTGCTGCGGGCATTCCTTACGTCAGATTCTTCCCTGACGATGCGGATAACGCCAGCGACGTCCAGACAGCCAAAGCCTACTCGAAGATTGCCGAACTCGTCCAGCGACACAACCAATCCGAAGTTCTATTTCTGAGGGCACTTTACCTTCTATTCAACACTGGAGTCGTCTTTGCCTACAATGAGCTCAAAACTCGAAAAGAGTTCGGCACATTCCGTGAGCCAATCCCTGGTCAGGAAACGCTTGTCAATCGCACTTACTTCTGTCCGGCGTGCGGCGCACCCTCAGGTGAGGAACCTGCAATCGACCCAGCGACAGCAATGCCTCCTCAGGAGCAGCAATGCCAGAGCTGCGGAGTCGTTGCTCCTCCGGAAATCCAGGACCAAGAAGAAACGTTTGACACGATTGTCGGGTATAACGATCGGCCCAAGAGTCGTGAAGTCCTTCGTGTATTTGGACCCCTGCACGTGGAGGTCCCGCATTACATTTCCAAACTAGACGAGACACCGTATCTCAGGTTCGTCACGGAGGAGCCAGTAGGGCTTATCCAGGAGACATATCCTGAGTTCGCGCACCTCATCAAGGCCAGCTACGATACGGACGAAATCGAGCGATGGGCACGTAACGATCGCCGCTATGCTGGTGAATGGCAAGACAACATCTGCACCGTCGCCAGGATGTGGTTCCGGCCCTGGTCTTTCAATGCGTGGGGCGATACCAAAGACGAGATTGTAGTCCGCCTCAAGAAAGAGTATCCCGAGGGCTGCTACGTCGTCATCGTCAACAACGACCTGGTAGTCGAGATTCTCCCCGACGTGCTCGATGACCACTGGACGGCCACAATGTCGCCGTTCTCCGAGCACATTCATGCTGAACCTGAGGGCCAATCTCTGGTCCCGATTCAGGACATGACCAATGAGCTATCCAACATCACGCTGGAGACCATCGAGTTCGGAATACCAGAAACATTTGCTGACCCATCTGTGCTCGACTTCGAGAACTACTCCAAGTCAGAAGCACGACCGGGCATGGTTAATCAAGCAAAGGCTCCTTCAGGACAGAATCTCTCAGCAGGCTTCCATGACATTAAGGCTGCGAGCCTCTCTCAGGAAGTGGAGATGTTTGCTGACCGTCTGGATAGCTCGGCTCAATTCGTGGTTGGGACCTTCCCTACTATCTATGGCGGTGCTATTGAAGGAGGCTCCGGAACTGCTCGTGAGTATGAGCTGAGCCGCGCACAAGCTCTCCAGAGACTCTCAGGGACATGGACCGTCCTGAAGATTTGGTGGTCCCAGGTCATGAGCAAGTCCGTCCGGTCCTTCGCCAAGAACATGACGCAGGATGAGAAGTTCGTGAAAGAGCAGGGACAGAGTTTTGTCAACACGTGGATTCGTAAGGCCGAACTTCAAGGTAAGGTGGGCGAGATCGAACCCGAAACCAGCGAGGCCTTTCCTATCTCATGGGCACAGAAGCGCGACGTTCTTCTTCAACTTATCCAGATGCAAGACCCCCAGATCGGTCAAATTTTCATGCATCCGGAGAATACCTCTTTCGTTGCCGAACTCATCGGCATGGAAGACCTCTACATCCCCGGTGACGACGACAGGAATAAGCAGCTCATAGAGATTGCCCAGCTCATCATGGCCCAGCCGACTCCAACAGGAATCGACCCCATGACTGGGCAGGAAATGTTCCAATCCTCTGTTCCAGTTGACCAGGATGTAGACCGGCACGAGATTGAGGCTGAAATCTGCCTCTCTTGGCTGAAGTCGCCGGTCGGCATGGATACGAAGGAAAACAATCCTGCAGCATGGATGAACGTGCGCGCGCACTATATGGAGCACACGCAAATCATCCAGATGCAGATGCAGATGCAGATGCAACAGCAAGCTCAGATGCAAGCTGAAGGCGGCGAAGAAGCTGGTGGCGAGGGCGCTATGGAACCGCCCGCATAAGGAGACGTGATGGCTGACGATGACATGGACATCTTAAATGATGTCGGAGACCCTGGCAATGCTGGTGAACAGGGCACCAGTGACTCCGCGGAACCGGAAGTCGATGACGATGCTGTCGATGAAGGTGCCGAAGACGATGGCGAGGTCGAGGATGAGGGTGAAGAAGAGGACGAAGCACCTGAAGGCGAAGGGGAAGCAGAGGGCGAAGAAAAAGCTCAAGCAGAACCTGCTGTTGAAGGCCGACCAACCTATCAAGAACTGAAGAAGGCTGACCCGGATATCTTCAAGAAGGTTCCGGGACTGAAGGACATTTTCTTCCGGGAGCAGAAGTTCTCGGAGACTTTCGCGACCGTTGAGGAAGCACAGACCGCGGCTCGTAAGTCGGAGGACTTCGACGTCATCGAAGCGAGCCTCCTGAATGGCGACCCGAGTCTTGTGTTCCAGCAGCTCGCGCGCAACGCACCCGGCTCCGTTCCTCTGCTGGTGGACAACTTCTTGCCCGCTATTCAGAGACTGAGCAAGGACCTCTACGTGCGGGCTACGATGCCCGTGCTGGAAGATCTCATTCGCATTACCTACAATGATGGTAAGCGTCTGAACGACAAGAATCTGATGTATGCTGCTGGGCACATTGCCAAGCACGTCTTCGGAGAGCCTCGCATCCCAGAGCCCAGGACACAATCAACGGGACCTCATCCTGCGGAGGTCCAGCTCAGGGAAGAACGGAACCGGCACTTCAACGAGCGGTATGGGTCGTTCAATTACGACCTCGCGACCGAGTCATACACTCGTTTGGAGAGGATTGCAGACCGGGGCATCAACGATCCGGAAAGCAAGCTGAACGGCTTCACTCGAAAGGCCATCACCAAAGAGGCATTAGCCGAACTCGACGAACGGTTGGGTGGGGATCAGCAACTCAACCAGACACTGCGCCAGCTGTGGAAGCGCGCGACCGTCGGCGGGTTTACGAAGGAGCACAAAGAGGCGATACTCAACGCGCACCTCTCGCGTGCAAAGCAGCTCCTTCCCGGCATCCGAAACAGGATGGTGGCAGAGGCTCTTGGTCAAAAGGTCAAGAGCAACAACAACAGGCAGAAGCGTGATATCCCGAGCGGCGGTCGTGGGGCCGTTGGTGGACGTGGGATGAATCGGATCAATCCTCGGAACATCGATTGGTCCAAGACATCTGACGAAGACATTCTCGCTGGGAAAGTCACGACGAGGAAGTAACAATCATGGCGCAGACAGAACTTCAGGTCAACGCCACCGAGCTGGAAAACGTCCAGGAGAAGGTTCCGGTCCTGTTCGAGCGCGAGGCCACGTTCTACTCGCAGATCGAAAAGCGGCCAGTGGACAAGGTATCCGCACGTGACATGCGGGTGCCCCTGGAGATTTCCCCCGGTGGCCTGTTCGGGCACTTTGAACCGGCTGGCGGCGACCTCGGTCGCGGTGAAGGGCCAGAGTTCGACAAGGCCCTCGTGTCAACCACCAACCTGAAGCACGCGGTTGAGTGGCAGACCAAGGCTCAGTGGGCAACGGACGACGCCCGCAAGGCCCGCATCAACACGTTCCGCCACATGATGGCAACCTCCATGAAGGAGTTCCGTCGTGCAGTGGATTCGCTGTGCATGACCAACGGCACAGGCACGATGGCGACCATCTCGGGCGTCAGCACCGTAGGCGGCAAGGACACCTACACGCTGGCAACTGACGGGTTCGGCGCGCGCCTGCTCCGTAAGAAGCACTTCTACAGCGTCTACGACTCGACGCTGGCAACTCGGAAGCCGTTCACGACGCTCGGTGCCCTCAACGGTGAGGGTCCCATCGAGTATTACGACGGCCCGAACAAGCAGGTTCGCTTCAACGCGACGGTTGCAGCACCTGCCGTGGCTGGTGACAAGCTGGTCGTCTCGGGGCTGACGGCGACTCCGCCGGTTTCGCTCCTCGGCGTCCCCTATCACCACAACAACGCTTCCGTTGGAAGCTGGCTCGGTATGGACCGTGCCCTCATCCCGGAGATTCGAGCGAACCGCGTTGCAGCGGCAAACTCGGCCTTCGCGATTCCCTTCCCACGGCTCGCAGTCAACAAGGTGTCCGACCGCGTTGGTTTCGACTCCGTGATGAAGATGGAAGCCTGGATGCACCCCGCGCAGGTGCAAGCATACGAAGAGTATGGCCAGCTGGTCTCCATCATCAACAAGCAGGCGAAGGAGGAAGGCCTCAACGTCTACTTCAACGACAACATGCAGATGGCCGGTGTGGGCATCCGCAAGTCCAACTCGTGGGACAAGACCCGCATCGACTTCATCGTGAAGGAAGTGTGGGGTCGGGCGGAGATGAAGGCGGCAGGATTCTACGATGTCGATGGCCGGAAGGTCTTCGAGATTCGTGGAGCTTCGGGCGGCGTTGCGGCGAGCCAGGTGTATTACATCGTGGCGAGCTTCAACCTGTTCGTCAACAATCCGGCTGCTTGCGTCTACATCGACCAGCTGGCCGTTCCAGCGGGCTACTAGTCAACGTAGGGCGGGGGGAGTGCCGGGACACTCCCTCCGTCAGGCTAATCATGGATACAAAGCTTCTCAAGCAAGTGAACGACCTGCTGGCGCGTGAGCTAGGAGAGTCGCTCTTTAATCGTCCGAACTATCGAGTTATCTGGTCTACTGGTGAGACTGAAAAGAGATTTGGAACCTTCAGCGACTACTACGGTAAGATATACCTTAGGACTGTCTCTGAGGTTCGAACTGTCTTAAAGTATCCCAACGATCAGGACCGCTGGATTTTGGAGCGCATCCAGTCGGCGGTAGGGAATCCTGAGTTGACGGAAGACTTTAGTTACGAGCCGATCTACGTGTTCAAAGACAAGCGGGGATTCCACCTCCCCCTGAACATGAGGGTTATCGAGTTTCTCGTAAAGCGCATCAAGCAACCTCCTTCAACTCAGGAGATTCGCACTCAGATGGAAGAAGAAGAAGCTGCTGCGGAGGAACGAGAAGTTGAGGAGTTCCTCGCTATCATTCACGACTCGGGGCGCTCTACGTTGTTCGCCTACGAAGACTCCGTGTTTCTGGATTCGACGAAAAGGAAGGTTACGTAATGGAATCGGCAACGCTCGTATCAATCGTCCCATGCACCATCCGAGAGCAGAAGCCCATCCTCCCATCCGAGTTCTACCTGGATGCTGGCAGTTTCCAGAAGCCGTCCATTCTGCTCGTGGGCAAGGGGATTAACGACATTTACGTCGGTGAGGGTCGTGGACAGGCTGGCCCGGAACGGTCGGTCATTCGTGTCCCCGTCGAAGCTGACGTCATCGCTGCGGCTATCGTGGTCGACTGGATGGAAGCCCAATATGGTGTCATTCTTCCAGACGCCATTCCGGGATTCTTCTGGGTGCCCGGCCACAAAGAGGTCAAGGACCTCACAGTGCAGCTTGTCGAAGCGAACGCACATCAGGTTCTCTGGTTCAAGAATCTGGTTCGCCTCGCCGATGACGACTGGAACAAGTTCAGGCAGCACAAGACCATCTCCGATATCCAGCGTTACGCCTGCAACGCGCTGAAGCTGGAACGTCCGTGGTTGCTGGACAACGAAATCATCCAGGCTCTCTCGGAGTGCCCATCGTGCTTCGAGAAGGTCAATCCGAAGGCTATCGTTTGCTCTCATTGCTCGTTCGTGCTCGACGCCGAGCGACACAAGGCGATGACTTACGCACGCGCGTAAAGTTCAGCGGGTGAACAATGGCTGATACTGCACAGGACGTTGTCAACGAAGCTCAGGGGTTGCTGAATGACCTTGGCGGGGTCTTCTATACCTTTGATTCTCTCCTGCCTTATCTCAACAAGGCATACAGAGAGCTGCAGGATTACTACAACCTGCATGGGCTGAAGACGACGGTAGATGTGTCCGTTCTGATAGCGGTCCCAGCGAACACAACACAGCTCACCAATCCACCGGCTGACTTGTTGCGTCCCATCACGCTGTCGGAACGGACACCGGGGACTCCCGAGCAGTTCACTGAGATGGACGAGCGGTCTTGGGAACCTGATGAAACACCAACAAATCACTTGCGGATTTGGGTCTGGCGCGAGGAAACGATCTTCTTCCTTGGTGCTCAGGCCGACCGCGAGCTAAGGATTCGTTACGTCAAGTCTCTTTCGGCCTTTAACGGAGCTGGGAGTCTGGTTGGCGTTGCGAATAGTAAGTCAGTTCTCGCGGCGCGCACTGCTGCTCTAGGAGCGCGCTACATCGGTGAGAATCCGACACGGGCTGATGAACTCGATGCGGAGACAGGTCAGGCCTTGGATAGGCTGATCGTGACGGCAATCCGACAAGGGCAAGGATTACCGACACGTCGTCGGCGAACTCGATATCGGGTTCCTAACTAAGGAGAAGTCAGATGTTTCAGGGATACGTTAGCAAGCGTTCCGAGAAGGTCGTCGCATCAGCAGCTACCATTGCAGCTGACGCAGACCAACTCGTCGTCACCGGCTCTGTGGCAATCGTCAACATCACACCGAAGGTCGGTGGAATTGCATCACAGGAGCTCACGCTCATCCCACTCGCGGCGCTCACCTGCACGGCGGCAGGGAACATCGCGGTGGCCGTGACGTTCGTTGTCAACCGTGCGACGGTGCTGGTCTTCAGCAAGTCGCAGGGAAAGTGGTATCCGCAGATCGCGGCGGTCTAAGATGCAGAAGGACCACCTCCCAATCACGGTCGACCAATTCCGCGGCACCTTCAACCGCGGCGAGGATGACGTCTGCCCTGGAGACCACTTCCTCGACTCATTGAACGTCGTGTTTACTGAGCATGGAGTCGAGACGCGAAAAGGGACGGTCCTGAACTTCACGCTAGCCGATATTCGTCGGATGGCGTCCTACAAGAGGATTGGTGAAGCGGACAGGTTGCTTATCCTGGATGGCACTGGCAAGCTCTGGGACTCAACGAGTCTAGCATCACCAATCCTTACCATCGCAGAGATGAAGGATTTTAGCATGGTGTCGCTCTATAACAGAGCTTACATCACGCCGCACAACAGTAACAAGGGTCTACCGGGCCAGAAGATATATGTCTACGAAGGCTCAGGTCTTGCTCGACCAGCGGCTGGTTCTGCACCGATTGGACCTCCAATCGTAGCTGCTACCTCCTCAACTGCTGGTAGTGTTGAGATTGGCAAACATCTCTTTGCTGTAGCTTACGAGACCATTTCTGGTTTCTTAACTCAGCCCGGACCAGCGACATTCACCCTCTACGACGCACCTGGATCAAAGAAGGTTAACCTTAGCAACATCCCGATTGGACCGGCTGGGACAGTAGCTAGAGTCCTCTTGGCGACGAAGAAGCTTGCAACGAATTACGCAGGTGACGCAGCCAATCAGGAGTTCTTCAGTATCCCTAACGGTCGCCTCGGAGATAACACTACGACGACCGCAGTAGTAGACTTCTTCGATGCAGACCTGCAAGCCAGCGTCGATTACTTGATGGACCAGTTCACGGAGATTCCAGCAGGTGTTGGTATCGGAGTCTACAAGAGCCGCATGGCAGTGTGGGGGACTGACACAAATGAGTCGGCCGTCTACTTCTCAGAGCCAGGGCAGCCTGAATCGTTCTCGGCTACTGAAGGATTCGTCTTGGCAAATCCAGGCGACGCCTCCGGAGGAGTCAAGAACTGTGTCGAGTTTCGTTCGCAATACTATCTACTCAAGGGTGGCGGAAAGACTTATGTCACCAACGAAATTGGAGACTCTCCCGCTTTCTGGGAAGTGACGAACGTCGACCTGAGTATCGGAGCGGAGTGCCACTCTATCGCCAAAGTGATGGACCTGAATGGTTCGGCACTGGACAACTTCTTCTCGGCTGACAGGTCTGGCCTTTATCTCTTTAATGGGACGTTCAGCAACAATGAACTCTCAAGGAAAATCGCGGATATCTGGAATCGTATCAACCGTCTCGCGCTTAATCAGGTCGAGATTGTTCATGACCCGATTAAGGCACTTATTTATTGTGCTGTTCCTCTCGACGGCGCTGATACTCCTACTCACCTTCTTGTGGGCAATATAGATGACGGGATAGACCCAGAGAACATTCGCTGGACGACTTGGCTGTTCCCCAAGAATCCAACTACCGTCGTAGTAGACTTGAACTCTCTGAGCAAGCGGACACAGTTCCGTTTCGGGTCGAGACAAGGTGATATCTACACTTACGACGAGAGTGCATTGGATGACTTTGGGCAGGCAATAGAGAGCTTCATCGAGACTGCTCTCTTGCCTCCTGATTCGCCAGACACGGACCCTGTTATCTATCAATTCGGTCACTTGCAGATTCGAGCGAAAGGTAATGGCGCACTGAACCTCACAATCTCTGGAATTGACCGCGCGCGCTCGATACAGCCGGCAGGTATCAGCTTAGGTCCGCAGCCTGGCCGGACGCTTGAGAGGATGCTGAACTTCCAGGATGAGCGAGCTTCTGTCAAGTTGCAAACCAATGGAGCAACAGACCACTTCCAGCTGACCCGTCTGAAGCTCTACGCCACGACTCTCTGGTTTGGTCGCGTTAACGTCTAATGGCTATGACGCGTATCACTACGTTCGCCTCGCTGGTTGAAGGTTATCAGCATACTGATCCAAAGTTGTATCAGATATTGCAGGCATTCGTCGTAGCAGTCGGTGAGCTACAGGCTGAACTCGACCCGATTGTCAAGACCATCACTGACACAGAGGGGACGATTGGAGCTATTCCGACAGCTCCTACATCCATCGGTTACGAAATTCTCCAGAAGTCAGTCCTGAGAATCTTCTGGGCAGGTGCTACAAATGCTTCGTCGTATGAGGTTCGTAAGGGACTGGTTTGGGATACTGCGTTTTTCGTGGCCTCGACGACGCAACAGGAAGTTAGACTCGACCCGATTCTGGTGGGTAATCATACGTATCTTGTCAAGTCGCGGAATGGACTGGGGGCTTATTCGTCAGCAATGATGCTGATTGCCATCACGATTCCCTCAATCCCTTCGCCGATGATGACAGCGCAGGTGATCGACAACAACGTTCTTCTACGCTACAGCCGACCAGACTCGACTTGGAGAATCAATCACTACGACATCTTCCGTAACGGACAATCAATCGGTGCTATTGCAGGGGAGTTCTTTGTCTGGTTTGAGGCTGCAGCGGGGACGTTTACGTATGGCGTAGAAGCTGTAGACATTGCAGGCAATCGGAGTCCGAGGACAACGATCAGCGTCGATGTTAGACAGCCACCAGACTTCGAGCTGATTGATATCCGTCGCTCACTACTCGCAGGTTATCGAGTTAATGCTCTAATCTACGGTGAGCCTGAACTTGGCTGGGACTACACGGACACGCAAGGATGGGCTACTGAGGAGTATGTCTGGTTCGCTGGAAACACTGGTAAGCTCCTTGTCTGTGTTGATGAGGACGATACCTGGACCACGCATTTCACTGAAGACTCATGGGACCAACCCTCAGACCAAGTAAACGCTGGATTCCCGATTTACATCCAGCCGGGTGCTATGACAGCACTCTATCGGGAGGAGTTAGATTACGGAGGCGTGTTCGATAACGTCATTATGAACGTCAGCTGGCTACTTCAGCAACTGACGAATCTTGGGGTGGTCAGTGTTGTATTGTCTATCGAAACTTCTATGGACGGTATCACATGGGACCCTCCAATAATTGGTAACTCAGTTTTCATTTCGAGCTTCCGATATGCACGACTGACTTTCAACTTTACGTCGAGCACCACGAAGGCTCTAGCACTTTTCTCTGACTTGACGATTTCTCTCGACGTTAAGAAAGAGCTCGATTCGGGATTCGTAACAGCCTTGGCAGCGGACCTGAACGGAACTCAGGTTGTGTTCAACAAGGACTTCAAAGATGTTGACTCTATAACCGTTACTCCAACGAAGCAACCAGAACCTTTGCAAGCCATCTATGAGTTCATAGACGTGCCGAACCCCACAGAGTTTAAGGTGCTGGTCTACGATAGCACGGGGACACGAGTCAACGCAGTCTGTAGCTGGAAAGCTCGAGGAATAGTCTAATGGCAACTCGCTGGATGAAATGGAACGTAGGGACGCACATCTTCGAATACTCGACAGATGGCGTCACCTTCAATCCACTACCACTCAATGCGAGCATCCTCACCGAGGGGACCATTGACCCCGCTCGTCTGCCTGCTGGTTTGCCTTCAGGTGGTGGCGATAATATCTTCACTGGAATCAACACTATATCCAACGTCGCTCCAGTTCTTCGATTCAACGAGACTGATGCAGTTGCTAATCTCAAGAATTGGGATATTGGTGTCAACGCTGGAACCCTCAGTATCCGAACACTCGACGACGCCTATGCGACTCCAGTCAATCTTCTGACTGTAAGCAGAAGTGGAGTCTTGAGTGTCAATGCTATAGGGGCTGGTGATCACGTTTTCTCTGGTGACACTAACACTAACTTCTTCATTAGCGTTGCCAACATCAATGCTGGAGTGACTGCCAACGCCGGTATCAACTTCAGAAACAACGTAGGCAATTACAGAGCACACATCGTTATCACGTCTAGCACAAATACAAATCCCGCTTTCGTCGCGGACGGATTCAATCTTTTCACTCAAGGTGTTGGGGGAATTAACTTCTGCTCATACAGTGCAGCACCAATCATTTTCAGGACACAAAACTTAGTCAGGCTAACTATTGGCAGTGCTGGAGATTCAATTTTCTCTGGGACGATTACCGAAAGAAATCGTGGAGCTGCAATTGGTGAATGGATTGATATCCCATTCAACGCAGCAAATTTTTCTGCTGCTGCTGGAGCGTGGACTGTAGAAGCTGCTGACCAAGTATACTTCAAGTATATGCTACTTGGTAGAACTTTGTTTTTGAGCTTCTACATTGGCACCAGCACATTGACTGCTACTACTACAGACGTAAGAATACTTCTACCTGCTGGATATACCTCTGCTGGATATTTCGAAAACCAGATTCGTATCCTAAACAATAACGTGAGAAAGTCTGGCATAGCATACTGTTCTACTAGTGGAACGGTTATACAGATTGGTCATCTCGATGGAGCTTCGTGGTCCGCAGCCACTAACACCAATTACGTCATTGGACAAATTGCGATTGGCGTCAATCAGTCCACCTAGGAGAAATTATGTCCCTCCAGTCCGACTATCAGCTCGCGCAAGACCCTGACTTCAGGGGCAAAGTGACGGTTGCCCTGAGCATCGTAGCTCGCAAAATCGTCGATGAGAATACTCAGACTCCCGAGGGTCAAGGGAGAGTTGCCATTGCCAAAGAGATTCTCTTGAACATCTACCACTTCGCTGAGCGCGCATGGCCAATCATCGCTGCTGATTTGAGCATTGATAGCTCGTCCAGTGATGAGCAGATCGTCATCGCCGTTCGCAAGGCCGTATACGCACTCGTCCGATAGGAGTCACCGATGCCACTGAACGTCGACGTGAATCAGGCCTTAGTCCTGTTGGGCCACAAGACATTGGAACTTGAGCTGTTGCGTGCTCAGTCCGAGCAAGTCGCTCAGGAATACAACAAGCTCAAGGAAGAGAACGAAGCCCTCAAAAGTCACATTGACGAGCTTGAATCCGAGCCGAGGTTGCGTGAGGTTAAGTAATGGCTGATTGGTCGCTACCTACACTGTCGAGCCTTTATGTTGACTTCGTTGCGCAGGTCGATGCTCGTCTGGACGATGCAGCTCAGATGTTCTCGGCTGGGCCAACTAATCAACCTGTTGGCTCGATTCGTTACAATCGCACAACAAACTTACTGCAAGAGTGGGATGGAGCGCAGTGGGTTGATAAGCTAATCTCGGTGGCCGGTGGTGGAACTGGTGCAAGTGATACCGAGGGGATTCTGGACAATCTCAATCTTGGCACTATGGCAGTCCAGAACGAGAACGCAGTTAATATCACTGGTGGCTCCCTCACTGGCATCACTGGTCTAGCATTAGTTGGTAACATTTCGTTTGTAGCTGACAATGCCAACAAGATCGGAACGAACGCAAATCGACCGTCAACAATCTACGTTCGGTCTGGTCTCGTGATTCCTGTCGGCGTTGATAAATACGTTACGAGCTAATGGCTAAAGTCCCTGGAAGTCTTTGGATTGAATCCACAAATCTGCACTTCGTTGCTGAGGATGGCACGGAGTGGAGATATGTCGGTTCACAGGTTACGCCGGGTAGTGCTGGTCTCCCTGGCTCAGTGTGGGTCGAGGGAGACTATCTCTGGTATGTCGATGCTGGCGGTTCTGAGCGGCGACTTATCGAGCATTTCATAAAGACAACGACTGGAATTGCAGGCAGTCTTTGGGTCGATAATCAGAAGCGACTCTCGTGGTTAGCATCTGATAAGGCACATCGACAAGGCCATACAGATGTGGCTCATGTTGACCACAACGATGCTACTCACACTGACGAAAGTCATGGTGATTTAGTTCATACGGACATTGCACATTCTGACTTCTCGCACCAAGACCATACTGATAATACTCATAGTGACGTTGCTCACTCTGATGTAACTCACGTCGACCACACTGATAACGACCATGATGACCTCTCACACTTAGATTCACATACCGACGTGACTCACGTAGATACTCACTCAGATGCACCACATAACGATACGCAACACAACGATTTCACTAACCACGTTGACCATAATGATGGTGCTGGTCATTCGGACGTTGTTAATCATGCTGACCTACATGGGGATAACCACGGGGACAGTCATGGTGATACTCCGCACTCAGACACGGCCCACTCAGATAGGGCACATTCTGATCATACGGACAACGACCACGACGATACGGCACACAAGGATGTGGCTCACAGTGACGTAACTCACAATGATCATAAGGATGGTCATGGTGATACGCCATTTAACGACGTGGCGCATATCGACGAGGCACACGTAGACGCAGGACACGACGACCACGGTGATACACCTGGTCAAGCGCAACCCGAGTTTGTGGAGTAGGAGATTGACATGCCAACGTATACTCTCAGTTACGACATTCCGCATGCTATTGCGGATAACCTCGTCAGAGCACTTCCAGCTGGGGGTGGCCGCTTGTATGTTTCTGCTGGGACATCACCCTCATACGATTTGAGCAACAATCTGGATATGAGTGGTGGGAGGAACGTCACCGCAGGGTCCGGAGGATATCTTCCTTCCGGTGAAGTTGTTGCAGCAAGCTTCATTCGAGTCAACGGCGGCACATCGACCGTCAAGATTACAAGGGAATGAGCGTCGAACTGAATCCCTCCGGCGTCGCGTGCAATATAGGCTGCGTGTATTGCTACGAGAATCCCATGCGTGACGCGAAGAACGTCAACGTCCCTTGGGACTGGGAGAAGGTGCGCGCCGCTCTGGACAAGGAAGGAGCTTTCTCCCTTCATGGTGGTGAGCCACTCCTCGCGCCATTCGCTAGAGTCAAGCAGGCTCTGGAGTATGGATTCAAGCGACATGGACATACTGGTGTCCAAACAAACGCAACGCTCATTACCGATGCCCACATTGACCTATTCAAGCAGTGTGCTACCCATGTGGGTATTAGCTGTGATGGGCCACTACAGTGCTCCGATGCTCGTGCATCTGGCACCTTAGAGGAGACAAGGGCAACTACCCTAAAGACTACTGAAAATATCGAACGGCTCATGCGTGAGGGCATTGGGGTATCCCTCATTACGACTCTTTGGAAGGGTAACTGTGATGAGGAATCGTTCCAGATGCTTTGTGATTGGTTCCTCCGGCTCGACAAGCTAGGGTTGAGATGGGTGAATTTGCACTACCTAGAGGTTGATGGAGCTAAGGCGTCAAAGCTTCGCGTCGATATGCCGCTCCTTATCGAACGTATGAAGCAGCTCATGTCCCTCGGAAGGCAGTTCACCCATCTCAAGTTTACGAACTTCGACCAATACGTCACTCTGCTCCGAGGCAAAAGCGAGGATACTGTTTGTGTCTGGCATGCCTGCGACGTATTGACAACTCCTGCTGTTCAAGGTATCAACGGCCAAGGTGAACTGACAAATTGTGGCCGGACCAATAAGATGGGAGTCGATTGGACCAAGGCTGACGTAGCTGGTATTGAGCGTCAACACGCGCTCTACAACACGCCCTACAAGTATGGTGGTTGCAAGGGTTGCCGCTTCTTCCTCATGTGCAAGGGCGAGTGTCCTGGCACTGGTCTTGACGGTGACTGGCGCAATCGGACCGAGCATTGTCAGGTTATCATGGCTATCTTTGAGCACTTCGAGAATGTCATGTTGGACCTCGGTGAAACTCCGGGGTCATTACATCCTGACCGAGAGAAATGGGAACATCAATTTTTGAGCGCGAACAGACCAAGCTCAGCTCATGCTGATTCTCCGCATGGGGACTCGCATGGTGACCATACGGACGGTCGTGTTCAGGCAATGGCAGAGGTGAGGACGTAATGGAAACGGCTTCGTTCAGGTTAGAAGATTTTACTCGGTTGCAATGGGCACCACAGGCACGTCATGTCTGGGAACCTCGTTTTCAGCAGGTGTCTCGCTCGTGGCAGAATATCGAGATTGACCTCGTAGGTGCTGGTTTCAAGGCTGGAGCATTGCTTGTCGTCCCTCCGGAACGTATGGCTGATGTATCTCGTCTGGCCAGCACCTACGGGCTTGTGGCATTAGTGTTAGCACAGCAGGGGAGGGGGCCTAGTTCTTATGCGTCCACTACTGCGGCTTACGTCGAAGGTGCTTCGTTCGACTATCGCGTTGCCATCTGCAAAGCAGCAGTCACCAGCATGTGGACTGAAGCTTGGAAAGTCCATGACGATGAAGCAATCGGTGTCCTCTTGGGATATCCTGAGTGCTGTCGTCGATTCTTCAAAGATACCTGGGTGGCCAAAGAGCTAGTCGACACTACTTGGGCGCAGGCTCTAAATACCGGCGAGCCACGGGAAGGTATCATCACTATCCATCCCGACCCGGCTTGCAATGTCACTTTACGCCATCTCGGGCTGCGATGGGTGTCGCATCTTCCGTGCAGCTTCAAGTGTGAGGCGACGAGGACTTACGTTGAGGGAGCTTCTAAACTCATCAGGGCGAACTTCTTTGAGGAGTATCGCACTCTCAGTGAGGCTCTCCAGTGGCCTGTGAAGTGGACGGCGCTGCATGGTATCGCTGAGATAGTGACGCCGGTGTGCCGCATCATTAGCCGCACTGACGCTACGTATACCAAGAATACCATTCTTCAGCACGGGGCATTGTATCCCAATGAAGGTGCGAGAGGTAACGAATTCCCCTTCAGGAACAACACAACCAAGGTCAAGTTCCTAAATAAGGATACTTGGACCTTGAACGGTTTTGGTAGTTTCGAAGCGATGGTCGCAGCACACAACCTCGTGGTTGCAGCAGCACAGAACTGCAAAGACCAGTCAATCATCGACCTCGGATGTGGCACTGGCGAGCTGTTGAAGATTTACAAGGATATCGCATCTGAGCTGCATGGCATCGAGTCGAACGACGAAGCCTTTAAGAAGGCCCAGAAGATTGCAAATGTTCGCTGCATGAACATATTCGACCCTCGTGTTTTCGACCGGAAATACGATGTGGCCTTTATCTCTGTGCAGCGGTTCATTGAGGCACCCAATCAGGAGCAATTGCTGGAGCGCCTCAGAACTTGGACAAAGGCGACGGTCTTCTACTCATACGGGGAGATGGAAGGATGGAAAGTAATCAAGCGGACACCAGACCTGCTGATAGGGCCGAACTCGGCACAGAGAGTGGACTGGTAGTCAGGCGATACCATCCGAGCGATCTGGCGAAGATTGACGAGCTGTGGAAGAAGCATCATTCACATCAGTTCTCGTTGCCGCAGTTGGAACCGTCAATCATCACCTGCGTTGTTGAAGATGACAAGGGACTCATTGCCTTTGGCAACCTAAGGGTGTTTGCTGAGACTTACATGGTAATGGACCATGACAGGTCAAAGCTGGAACGAGCGCGCGCCTTCAAAGAGATAATGCCCGTAGCAATCATGGGCGCGCAACGTGCAGGGATAGACCAGATACATGCCTGCACTCAGGATCCGGACTTCGCCGACGTGCTTCGGAAACACTACGGATTTTGGGATGTTCTCGGGGAGCATCTTATCAAGGAGGTAGAGTGATGTTTACGGTGACTATTCTCCTCATTCTCTGTGCTCTCGCTGCACTCCTGATGCACGCTTTGAAGCCAGGCGTGGTGCCACTCTGGATAGCTGTGCTGTTCATCATCGTGGCCATCCTCGTTACTGCGCTACCGATTAGGTAAGGGGAAACGACATGTCGAGTGGTGGCAAGGAAAAAGCTCAGACGAATCGGATGATTCAAGAGCAGAGCGCCTGGGGTCGAAAAGGCTCCGACGCTTTCAACGCTATCGCACAGCCACAGCAACAGGGCGCTGTGAATGCTGCGAACAACATTCAGCAGGCAGCCTTTGACAACTTCAATCGAGTTGGTCAAGGAGCAGGCTGGATCGACCCGAACATGCGGACTGCTTACCTGAACTCTATCGGGGTAGGTCCAGGAAGTGGCAGTAACGGAAGCGGCGGAAGCAGTGGCGCTGCACCTCCCAAGCCAAGCCAATACGGTGGGGTCAGAGGCCTCTACAACGAATTCTCCGGTAAGGGCGGAGGAGTCGATGCGGCACCCATCCGTGCGGCTATGGCAGGGATGCGGGACATTGCAGGTTCTGGTGGTTGGTCACCGGAAGACCGAGCCAAGCAAGAAGCCCTCATCGGCCAGTTCGAGGAGATGGGCAAGACGGGTGGCCTTTCCGCTGACGACATGAATCGGATGCGTGGCGGTGGTGTCTTTGAGGAATTCCAGAAGACAGGCGGCTACACTCCCGAGCAAATCTCAGACCTTCGTGCGCGCTCCAACTCGACCATGCCAGCCTATTATGATGCTGTCCGACAAGGGCAGAATCGTATGGCGAGCATTCAGGGAGGCAATCCCGCTGCATCAGCTGCTATGTCTGCTCGATTGGCTCGGGACCAGGCAAAGGGCATGCGCGAGCAAAGCCTTGATACCGAGCTTGGCCTGAACGAGCAGATTCGTGAAGGACGTCGGTGGGGCGCTGAGGGTGGTGCTGAAGCTGAGGGAGTTCTCCAGAATCTCCGAACTGGCAACATGCTCAAAGGGATGGGTGGAGCTGCCGATACTCGTGGCAACATGCTCAACAGCATCGCCCAGAATCGAACTGCTGCATCATCAGGCTGGACTCAGGGCGAGCTTGGACTTGGTGGCCTCATCCAGGAAGGTCGCCAGTTCGGCACCAAAGGTCTGGAAGGGCTTGCTGACAGAGAGGCCGCGGCAGCTCGGGCAAACGCTGCAAATCGTTCGGCCAGCAACGCAGCGCAGACCCGAAACCTCCAGTGGCTTGCCAACTTTGAGGCAGGCAACACGATGGATGCTGGTGGTGGCATGACTGACCTCTACAGGTCCACACCTGGTGAAGTCAACATGTGGAATCAGGCTCTGCTGGGTAATCGTGGCATGAGCATGAACGAGCAGGGACAGGCTGCAAGTCAACACATGCAGAACAACCCGTATAGCAGTGCCCTACAGAACATCAGCGGAGTCGCTGGTATGGCTGCAGGTGCCATGACTGGACTCGGTGCTCTTGGTATGGGTGGCGGTGCGGCCAAGGCGGCGACGGGTGGTCTAGGTGCCAATCAGCAGGGTTGGAATAACATGAGTCGCTACTTCAGCGGTAACTAACGATGCCAAGACAATACGGCGACCCATATATCGAGCAAGACTCATTCTTTCCATCCTATCGGTCAAGGGTGGATGAGGAGGGGTTTGGCTCCATCAACTTCGGTGCTCAGAACCAATACGGCGAGAACTCTCTAGATAACTGGAGAAGTCAAGCCCGACAACAGGAGCAGCCCCAGAGTGGCGGTGGTGGAGGCTTCATGGATAGCCTCAGGTCTGCCTACGGGAAGACTCCGGCGCTGGACGAATATCGTAGCTACCTGAAAACTTCGCCGCAATCGGGTGATTACAAGCCGAACTGGCTTGAACGTATCGCATCGGGCCTTGCTGGTGCCTCGGTTGGATATCGTGACCCAGCCAAAGGTGTCGAGACTGCAATGGGCATGAACAGGTCGAAGTATGACACTGCCCTGAAGAACTACTACGCTCAGGCAGCGCCTCTCAAGGAAGCGGCCGGCTTGGAGCGTGAAAGTCAGAGCGATAGGGTGAAGGCTCTGTTGGAGGGTCGTAAGTCTCAAATGGACTACCTTGATTACGAGAGAAATCTCACCAAGGACGAGAGGGACTACCTCATTGCCACGGGCAAGCTCAAAGTCGACCAAGCTGGTCACAACTTGAACGTAGAGAAGTTTGGCTACGACAGGACTAAGGGTGATCGAGACTACAACCTCGACGTCTACGAAGCCAACTCGCTCAACAAGTATCGAGGCGGCCAGCTAGGTATCGAGGGCTATCGGGCTCACACCGGCAGGATGGATACGGAATCCGCTATCGAGCGGCGTCGTGACCAAACCTTCTTCGACAATCAGGGTCTCAACAAGGGCGATGTTGTGTCTGCTGCGGATATTGGGAGGGCTGAGAAGGATGCTCTCGGTTCGATGGCGAACGACTATCCGCCGGGGACCATCGCATACAACGAATACTCCGACCAGTGGCAGATTGGCCCGAATGTAGACCCGGATACCCGCGCGACGATTCTCGAAGAAGCAGAGAAGCGAGCCACTTCTCGAACACAAGGGCGTCTCAGCGGCATCGGTGGTGGAGGGGTGAACTTCGGAGGAACTTACAATCCGAACCCACCTGGACCACTACCGAACTTTGGACCTTCACAGAACGACCGTCGGGGCGGTAGTAAATACATCGGAGGGAGACAGTAGCCATGCCTCCTCCAGGACAATCGTGGCGTTGGGAAGACCCTTCGACTGGTGAGTCGGGGGTCATGCCTTGGGGTCAGGAACGTGACCCTACAGACTACGAAATTGACTCCTATCGCTCTCGTGAGAGATGGGATAGTGAGAATAGTGGTCTGAAGAATTGGGCCAGAAGCTATATACCAGACGAAGTCGAGGACTGGTGGGCAGCTCGAAACAAGCCTCACTCCACCTTCATGGGCGACCAATTCAAGGATGCCTATAAGGCGAGTGGAGGTCAGCCACTCTCTATGCCTTTTATGGGCTTCAACGTGCCCATGCCGCAAGGGGTTGGAGAGTTTGCTGGAAGTATGCTCGACGACCAGACCAGTGATATCAATCTCACCCTGAACGCTCTGACCCTTGGTGGATACGCTGGACTCTCAGGCCTTGGTAGTGGAGCAAAGGCTGGTCTGACTACACTCGGCAAGCTCGGTGGCGCTGGCCAGATGGCTCAAGGCGCTATCGGTCTTGGCGGTGGTGGCATCAACATGGCCGATGCTTTGTCGAAGGGTGACGAAGCAACGTGGGGAGACTACGGTAACGCAGCACTTCAGATGGGTCTTGGTGCGCTCGGCGTGTGGGGTGGTAAGGGTGACTTGGACGCTATGAGTATGCGTCCGGAAGTTGTCGATGGGTCATTCACCTTGAAGCCTATTGACGATCCGGCTCGTCTCCTTGGCCCAGCTGGTGGTCCTCCTCCACCTCCACCTGGGGGTGGCGCGCGATTCGAAGCTGGCCCATCAGGCATAGGCGACCTGTCTGACCCGAACTACGTGCCTGGCTCTGCTGGTGCTCCCGCTCCACCACCCGGAGGTGGAGGTGGAGGCCGAATTGACATTGCTGGACTCGGGCAGGGACCTGATGTTCTAGGCGAGCACAGTCTGGCCGATCCGTTCGCTGCTACACCAGCACAAGACCTTCAGCTCCAGCCGCCTGTTAGTCCTCGTGGACCTTCTGCGGGACAGCCCTTCGAGCAGGATGCTGGTATCTGGCAGCAGTTCCGTCAGGAGCCGGGTGCTGAGGGCATGGACCTTGCTGCACATCAGCTGCAAGACCCGGTGGTTCCCAATACAACGGTGGATGGTCCCGGAGCCTCTCGTCCAGCTAGCGACTTCTGGCGAACGGTAGTTGCTGAAGGTGCGCCGCCTCCGACTCCAAGGGCTGTCTCTGCATTGGGTGCTGTTGAGCCTCCGAACATCCCCGAGGTGAAGCCTCCGATTGAGTCATTGGCACCAGACCTCGAAGCCGACATGCAGCTCATCGTGGACCGTGGCGAGTTTACGTTAGATGACCTCGGTCATGACCCTGACAAGATTCATTCCTACGCGGAGATAATTCGAAACTCAGATGGTGCTCCAGCTGGGTCACACCCTGACGATATTGCAGCAGTTCAAGCCGAAGCTGCTGCCGCTGCGCCTGCTCCAGTTGCTCCCACTAACATTGATGCTGGTCCTGCAACTACGCGCATGGCTCCAGCAGCGCCGACACCAGCACCTGCCCTTCCGACTCCAGTAGCTCCAGTCAGGGATGCAGCATCTCGTGTTGCTGTCATGCCGGACAAGCCGCTCGTTCGTCCGAAGGTGCCCGGCAAGCCAACGCCCGACCGGATACTGCGGATTGGCCGTGGCGTGCATGATGCTGTGAGGGCTATTTTCCCCGACAAGCTGCATGTTGACCTCTTCTCTGCACTTGGGAGAGCAAAGCGTCAGATGCGTGGGGAAAGAGGTGGTATTGCACCGAACTACGAGGGTCTTGCTGAACAGCTGGGTGTTTCCCTCAAAGAGGCACATCGTATCGCTGACGAGTATCGACTCAAGGTGCTCAAGATCACAAAGGAAGCTCCTGGGCTAGGACCCGAGGGGTCTGATACCGTCGACATCGAGATGCCGCACTGGGGTGGCAAAGCGCCTGAGATGGTCCCTGCTGCTCCTACACCTGCACCCGTAGCAGCAGCCCCAGTCGCAGCGCCTGTTGCAGCAGCGGCACCCAATCCAGCAGCAGAACTCAATGCTGCATTGGCGGCTCGTGGTGCATTACCTGAACCGAAGGCAGAGGCTCCTGCGACGACACTGCCAAAGACCAAGAACGCTCGTGTCAAGTTGGTAATGGCGAAGTTGGGGGCACTTCCAGTATCCGAGGTGCAGGATATTACGAATGACCCAGCAAAGCTTCTTTCTATCGCCAAGGCTGCTGGCATCAAATCGACCACTCTCAAGACAGCTATACAGAACATGTTTGAGAAGGTGGACACGTCAAAGGTGGCTAAGGCTGTTGACAAGTCATCTGACAGGTCTCCTCGGTTAACAAAGTTCCACAAAGAGCTAATGGCGAAGATTGAGGCGGGCGTCCCTGCTGCACGTGAACAGGGTGAGCTTGACCAAGCTGCCGTCCGTGTCTACAAGGAGATGAATCCGGCACTCAGAGTGGACCCAAAGAATGCTCGTGCTGTCAAAGCCCTCCACGTAATTCGCGCGATCAGAGCTACGAATGAGGGTGCTATCCGAACCATCAAGAAGGTCTTTCCAGAGATTTCAGATAAAGTCCTCGAGGACGCTGCCAAGATTCGAGAACTCGCCTACGGCAAGCTGAAGATGGAGAAGGAAGACATCATCAACCACTACCTGGATACGGGGAAAGTCGAATTGCCTGACCCAGATATAGATATGATTGATGATCCGCATCTGTCCAAGGTGCAAGACTGGTTCAAGAAGGTAGGTGGTTCTCAGACTGGCGCTCTTGGTCTCCCATCCAAGGCACAGCTGAAGGCAGGTTTTGACAAGACATTCGAAGTTGGGAACTCGCTGCGTATGACGTCGATGCTCTCAGGACTGGCCCTGCCCAAGTCTCTGGCCGGTAACGTGGGAGCACATCTTGCTGCTGCTTTGGAAGGTAGATCATTGAAGCCGCTCAAGGTGCTTGCCAACATCAAGGCCATTACCTCAGACTTTAAGACCGGGTGGAAATCACACGCCAACCCAGCATTAGTTCAGGGAGTGAACAAACTCAACGTCCCCGGTAGGATAATGGGTGCAGCCGACTTTGCTGGAATTGAGTCGCTCAAGCGTGCAGGTCTGAGTGAGAAGGAAGCAAAGGAACTCATGTTGACTGGTGCCAATGCTTTCTCTTCGATAAAGGGATTGAATAACCCAGTCGGCAAGCTGCTAGTCCCATTCCGAACGACGCCGTTCAATCAGTTCATACAGGGCATCAGTCGGTGGCAGAAGCATCCTGACGTGTATGCTGCTGCAATCATCATGGGAGCAATGGTTGGTTCTAAGGTGGAGGACAAAGAGAAGATGGCCATGATATCGGCCTTTGCCGGTCCATATGCGCTGCCGTTCCTTTTCGGGGCATCGCTGACAGGTAATGCCGAAGTCTTGGGTGGCATCTCACCTCTGCCAGAATGGGGCATCACCAAGACCCTTTCAGACCCATTCGCAGCCTTCACGCAGTCACCGGGACGTCGGTGGGCTATGCCTGGTCTTGGATTTGGTGAGGAGGCTAAGAAGTTTAAGCAGCGCGAATCTCTGGAACGGCGTAGAGCAAAGCGAAGGGCGGAGGCAGAGGCCAGTCAGTAGCGCCTCCACCCCCTCGACTACTAGCTTCCCTTGAAGAAGTTCTCGACCAGCTTGGGGCTGAGGATGTAGTAAGTATCGCCACCACCCTCGGTGACCTTGATGGCCTTCTGTTGCTGCAAGGATTCGGAGATTCTGTCTAGGTCGTAGGAGTCTAGATGACCCCAATACTTGGACAGAATCTCTGACTTCGAGGCCGAGTATGTCGGTGGCCTCGTTAGCAGCTCTTTCAAAATCATCGCAGTCTGCGGCCCGAGAGGGTTCTTTCCCGCTCCCATCACTATCCGTCTCAGGCCGGGCACCGTCTTACGTGCTTGGTCTAGGGCCTCCTCGATATCCTCCTTCTCCAAGACCAAGTCCAGCTTCCGAGAGAGCGAGATAAGCATTGCTATCTTCAGGACCGTGTCGTGGATTCTCTCCAGAGTTCCGGTGTCGTCATCAGACGCCTGCGAGTTGAAGTCGTTATACCAGGCGTCATAGACGTCTCGCCCTTCATCTGACCACTTAAACTCCCCCTCTACTTCCTTGACCTTCTGGAGGTGGTCTGTGAGCTGGACTATATCGAGCGAACCTATCGGCCTACGAGACAGAGAGTTAATCCCATTCTTCCTGTCAGCGTAGACGATAACCGTGCGCGCGATGAACCCACCACCTAACGCATTGTCTGGAACTGCCTCCTTGAAGTGGACTTCGTTACTAGCCCCGAACATCGTCAGACACACGTTCTTGAGCTTCTCGTTGCCACTGACCTTGGTCATGTTAGACCAGCCGTCAGGATGGTAGTGGCCATCATACAGGTCTGTCAGGATTGTTAGAGCCTGTTGGTCCTGTATGATAAAAGAGGCAAACTCGGAACTGCTGAAATATCCAACCGAATCCAACAGCGGCGCGCCCCCAGGAATCGAATGAGCCGTCGCCAGCTCGCTGATGATTTTCTGGATGGACGCACGGCCCGAGATTACCCTCGTTATCTTCGCACTGTTAACAAGCTCCTTTGCAAGCGCCACTGGGATGCCTTTACGAATACCTGACTTTCCAATCAGGAGGATGTAAAGGTTCGGATAGAGCTTGTAGTAGAACTTGTCAAGATACACCTTGTTCCTGACTACGCCAGAGAGCGCCGCCAAACCTGCCCAATAGAAATACTGTTTTGGTGACTCAGACTCCTTGGAATAGTCCAGGACTTTCTCAAGCCACGGACTTAACACGGTATCCTCCGGTGTCTAGCTCCTTCAGCTGCCCATAGTTCTGACCTACCTTTACCTCGCAGGGGATTATGAGCTTCTCCCGCGAGAGCGTGCAGTGCAGGAAGTCGATTGGCCGTTCAAAGGCTGGGATGGCTACCTTGAGATACTCAGCTCTACGCACCTTGGGGACAATGGCGACCAGAGCGTCATGGGCCTCCAAGCAGATCCACTTCCTTGCGTCAGGGATGGTATCGACTATCTCCAATCCAGCCTTCTTGGTCTGGTCTGCGACGGTGGACTGTGGTATCTGCGCGAATGCTTCCCTGAGCAACTCGTCATTCCATCGGGACAGGAACTGACGCCGACGACCAAAAGGATTCACTAAGGTCATCATGTTGTTCAGGAGGGCTTGCTCTACTTCGACGTGGAAGGTGTCACGGATACTTGGGTTGTGCTGATGAAAAGCGTCGAGAATTTCACCTGCTCGCCATTCTGAAATCTCAATGTCAATTCCGTAACGCTTGGCGTCTGTGTTAACGAGAAACATGAGACGTCGCTTCCGCATCCCGTAGTTGCCAGCATGTCGTGTAGTTTTCCCGATAAACCGCAACTCCTTATTAATTTTGTCAGGAGGGATACCGAATATCCACGATGCGGTGAGCTTGTGTATATCCACCTTCCCAAACATAGCAAGAGTCTTCTCATCTCGTCCGAGGAGAGCGACAACTCTCGCTTCAGCTTGGGACTGGTCGATTTCGATAAACTCATTTTCCTCCTCCGCTTCGAATATCTCTCGGACTTCGGCTCCATCTCCATACTTGGTCAGGGTTTGGAAAGCTAGTCCGATAGACTTCTTCTTGGTCTTCTTGCCTATCTTGACAGTGACGGTGGGTCTAACAGGGGCCTTCAGGAGGGAGTTGCTAGTGCGGCCAGTCTCTGCACCAGCGATACGCACAGACGTTCTCATACGTCCATCGAAGTCAGGTATCGCTAGGAAGTAGGTTCCGAGGGCCTTCTTCAGTCGACGGGTGTGAAGGATTTGTTCACAGGATGAACGTTTCCGAACATCCTTCTTGGCATGGTTTGCTGCAAGCGCGATAATCGTTTCCTCGTCAGTCGCATACTTGAAGTAACGGTTGCCATTCTTTGCCACCATCCACTCGCCACGCTCAGGGAACCTCAGCTCCTTGTAGAGATAGATAGCCACTTGCTTCGGAGAGTTTACGTTGAGCTTGAACCCGGCCAACTCCTCCATGCGCTTCTCAGCAGCGACGACCTTCCCTTGATATTCGGTAACCAGAGCAGCACGCTTAGCCTTATTAATTGGTAGACCAACTCGCTCCATGTCCATATAAAACTGATGGAGACGATGGACAAATCCAAAATAAAACGTGTCGAACCAGTCTGGGAATCCAGCCACTTCCACAGTGCGCGCTTCAGCAAGACAGGCTCGCGCCACCTCAAGAGTGACAGCAGCATCGCGCGCGTTGTAGATAAGGAAGTCATCGATCTTCTGCTTGAGGAAGTTGAACTCTTTGCCGTCATCCTTGTAGTATGGCTCCTCCGTGTAAATGGACGTGCTGAATCCGAGAGCTTTCGGTAGCTCAGGATACAGGGTATGCATCATGAGCATCAAGTCAGCACGGACGTTACCGATAACAAACCCGCAAGGGCGCTCCAGCTTGTCGTGGTCGAACTTGAAGTTCTGGCCTATGACCTTCAAGTCCTTCCGTGCAAGATGCCTCATCAAGATGCGCCACATCTGGGCTAGTTCATGCTGGACAATCCCGGTCTTGTTCTGTAGGGAAAAGACATCAAGCAGAGGCACCGATACACCGTGGTTCGGGTGGAAGGCCAGCCCGATGCACACAGGTATCGCCCTGATGACTTCGATATCGACAGAGAGTGTCTGATGTCCCTGGTAGAACTCAAAGAATCTACCAAGCGACACAGCGCTCCGGATTATCTCTAGCCTCCTCCTTGGTGGTCGATAATCGGGATATCTGCTGTGCGACACAGCGCGCTTGAAATCGTGTTGGATGTAGACGCGGGCAGAGAAGTTCATAGCTCCGCCCGACCCTTCGCCTTCTCCGTGCAGGAGAGCCGCAGGATGGATGGTGCCGATGACCTTGGTCTTAGCGTCCTTGCCTAGGATGACAGAGCCTCTCCACTTCTGGATGCCATCCTTACCTGACACAGCCTTCAACGCTGTATTCCCGAGTGCGAGGATACAGTTAGGCTTGATAGCGTTAATCTCAGTCCAGAGTTCTTTCTCACACTCCTCAAGACTGAGGCCCATCATGCCTATCTTCTTAATGTCGTTCATCGGAGGCTGGTATTTCACCACATTGGTTATATAAACCTCTGAGCGGTGAATACCAGCTTCCGCGAGAAACTCGTCCAATAGGTCGCCGGATGGTCCTACGAAGGGCCGACCTATTCTGTCTTCGTGCGCTCCCGGAGCCTCACCGACAAGCACGAGTCCGTTTTCACCACGCCCCTCGCCTGGGACGTAGTTACTCATTTGACTACTGATGGTCCATGAGGCGGAGTCGCTTCTCCAGCTCGGATTTGAGGACTTTTAAGTCCCTGAGCTCCACCCGGAGGCGTTCGGACATCGCCATGTAGTGAGCCGCCTTCGACTTGCTGTATTCCAAGACGGAGGTCTTCACTTCGAGCTTGGTTTCGACGCTCCTGAGTTCCTCCTCCACTTCCGTATGCCGGTCGACTGCCGATACTGCGATTCGCATGTAGTTCCTTTCTAACCTTGTTGATGATTACCAGACCATCGATGAGACTGTCCACTGAGTCGGGGATTTGGACGACGGTATCCCCATGCAGGAACAGTGAATCCTGCGCGGCGCCCCAGACGACAATCATCTTGTTCAGGGCCATTGCCAGCCCGAGTTCGACCCACTTGCCTGTGGACTCCACAGACACAGAAGGTTCATTGACGAGCAGGAACACGTCGCAGCGCTCGATGTCCGCTACGTCGAGGTCGATGAAGTGTTGGTGTCCGTGCTTCTCCAACTCGTCATCTTCTTCACCCTGACGAATCCAAGTGCTGGTGGATTCGAACTCAGGAATGTCCGTCTTGATCATGTCGACCAAGTGGTCGATTTTGGCTCTGAACTTGTAAGACCCGGCGACGTATACCTTCATTCTTCCTCTCCTATCTGGCTTAGGTCTGGTTCGACCTCCGAACTGGCGCTCCCACTGCTCGATGAGTTCCTCCTTCAGCGTCACGCCGACACCACTTTCCTTGCCTTGACCCTAGCCAAACGGTCTACGATTCCGTCGTAGAACTGCTTGTCTCGCTCGATGGTGACGAATCGTCTTTCACCCATGATGCAGGCAGCCGCAACCACACCACTACCTCCGAACGGGTCGACGACCGTTGAACCCTTGTAAGAGCAATCGTCGAGAAGGTCGGCAACGAGTCCAAGAGGCTTCTCGTTGGGGTGAATGAGATGCGCCGGAGGAACCTGCGGAAACGGCTTAAACGCCGAGAGATTACCGACGCGAGCAAGGACTGGATTTCCTTTCGCAGCGATGAGGACGAACTCGAAGTCACGGTCATACTCCCAGGATTTGACGCCGCGACGAGAGAGGCTATTCTCCTTCTGCCAGAAGACAGGTGTCTTGGCAATCTTGAATCCGAGCTTCTCCAGCGCGCCGAGTCGGTGGACCTTCTGCCCCGAATCGTTGAGATAGTCGTAACCACCGTAGTAGACGAAGTCATCTACCGAAACGATTACGAATAGGAAAGCGTCGGTCTTGAGAACGCGCCACAGCTGCTCGAAGACCGGCAAGGTCCGCTTGTCAACCGTCAAGCTAGGGTCAAAGAAGTTCAACCACGGCGGGTCGGTGATGCACACATCGAACGTCTCATCGGGGAAGTGGCTGAGCACCTCCGCGCTGTCGCCTAGATAGACTTCATCCAGGCCAATTTCGATGTCATTCATCGCCGCCATAGTCTCGTTCTGCATGCGGCGCGCGGCTGAACGAACGAGCTTGATTGCTGTTTTGCGGTCCTTGATGTTCTTCAATGAGGGGTCATATTGCACAGCGCGTGCCAAAGACAAGTCCTCACTTACCCCACCGATTGATAGGCTAAGCTCCGAAGCTGTCTCCCGAACACCCCACACCTTCTCATCCTTCTTCGGTCGACCGACGCCTTCCTTCTTACCGTGTTGCTGCTGGCGAAGCTCATGGAGCTGTTGCACCAGTATGACAGCCTCATACCACGGTAGGTTGTGACGATGGAGGTTCTCGTGAACCCTCATAATCTTAGCATCGACGTCGTTCGGCTCCTTGACCTCGGCGTCCAGCTCGGTCCAGCCGAGTAGCTTTGCGGCCTCAAACCTCTTGGCTCCTGTCACGAGGTCAAAAGGGAACTCAGAATTGTTCAGCGGACGAACAATAATGGCGTGGAGTTGGCCCTGCTCCTTGAGTGATTCAAGGAATTCGTCGCGCTCCTTGTCACTCTCCCACGACACTGGGATAGTGTTCTGGATAGCTGTCAAGTCTATCTTCATGGTTTCTCCAAGACATGAAAAAAGGGGGGCAGCTTTCCCAGAGCCACCCCCCATTTCCTCTAGCTACTTGCTGACGACCGGAGGCGTGGTTGCTCCCAAGTCGTCGAGGTCGTCGAGGCTCTCCTCTTCCCGCTCCTCGCTGGACTCGCCCTCGTCGTCGTCGTCCTCGTTGAGGTCGGCGTTCGCCTCAACCAAGTCCTGCTCGTCCACTTCCGCCTCGTCGTTGTCCACACCGCTCATCATGTAATTCATCACACGCTCCTGAAAGGTTAAGTTGCCCCGAATCTCCCCGGCTCGGGGCCACACCGTCTGAATCCTCTGACTGACCAGCAGAGGCGGAGAAGCTCTAGAAGTCCGCGTCCGGAACGTTGGACGCCTGTGCAGCAGCCGCCGCAAGATCAGTGACTGGCGCCCAGTCCTTGATGTTGTTCGTCTTGCGACCGTTGTATTCGCCCGGTTCCCAGAGGGCGAGGATGGTCTTGCCCTTGAGGCTTGGACCCCACACGAAATCGAGACCGACGTTCTCGTCGACCTTCGCACCCGTGATGGCCTCGATGAACGCCTGAGCCATGCTCGGATACTTCTCCGGGAACCACGTGGTGGCTCGTGCTCCTTCCGACGAACCCTCCATGCCTTCCACGTCGACGACGACGTTGTTCGAGGTCGGGTCCTTCTTGCTCTTCTCGATGTTGACCTCGACCACCTTGCTCTGATACCAGCCGCCCTGCACAATCTTGTTGCGCTTGACGTCAGCTGGCGTGATTGTCATCCGAAGCGATTCAGCCATTGTTCTCTACTCCTACACGTTGAAGATGTCGTCTTGTTGACCCGTTACCGTAGCCTTACGCTGGTTGTGCGACCTCCTTCTCTGCGAGCTTGATGCCGTGCTCCTCGATGGCCGCTTTGACCAGAGGATACAGACGGCGGCCCGTGATATCGAACACGCCCGGAACAGGAAGCGCAGTCTTGGTCATGGCCCGTCCGCCAGTCCAAACCAGTCGCTTCGAGTCCAGTGCTTCACCGTCACGTTCGAACGCCCAGATTTCGTCGAAGTATGACGGTGCGATGCTGGCGATCTTGTTCCCGTATGATGCCATGCTCGTGTATCGCTTGGTCTTGCCACCCTCGTCCATCATCTTCTGGATGGGGTGCGCGGTCACAATCATGTTGCACGGGAGAATCTTCGCCACGTCGAGAATCTGAGAGAGGCTCGTTGTCTCTCCGTTGTATTCGTCGAACCCCGGAATGGGGAGACCGCTCAAAGTCTTCTTGCCCTTGAAGTCGTCGAAGCCACCACGCACCCGAAGCTGATACGTTATAGCGGTGTTCGACATGTTCGTGAAGCTGTCGAGCACCACGGTGGCCCAGGGGCAGCGGTCCTGCAGGTTCTCGAACTCCTGACAGAACTCCAAGAAGTCGATGATGCCCTTCGCAGGGATAGCCTTCGGCCCGACGGTGACATACTGGATGTCGTCGTTGGGATAGAAGAGCTTGATTGGCTTCATCCGACCATCGAAGTCGTAGAACTTGATGGGCTTCGGGAAGCTCGCCGCAGCAACGGACTTGCCGTCGCCGGTCGAACCGATGAACAGCGCCATGATGCGCTGCCCAAGGTCGATGTCCTTCGTTGATGGCATTAGCTCTTGACCTCGGGAGCATCAACCTCGATGCCCTTGTGCTTCATCTCGTCCAGAGCCAGCTGAGCGAGAGCGCGATACTCTGCGCCCGTCGGGTCCAGCTTCTTGAACGCGATGAGTTCCGCCGTGGTGCAAACGCCCGTCGACATGAGATACTTCAACACAGTCATTGTTCAAACCTCCGTAGCCACCGTTGATAACGATACTCGCACCAGGCCCAACGCGCGCGCTCTATAAGCCACGAGACGATTGGGATTCGGCTCATGTCAGTGGTCCTTCTTCTTGTCCGGGTTGAACAACTCGTCGTCACCCATGAGTTCCTCAAGCGACATTTCTGCGAGCTTGCTCAACTCGACAGGCTTGCTGCTTGCCTTCGGGAGCTTACTCTTGTAGACCTTCACACAGTCCACGCAGTGCGGTCGCTTGACGTAGCGGTCCCGACGCATCGCTGGCACCTTGCAAATCTCGCCACAACGCCAGCAAATAGTGTCTCTACCAACGGCGTCCTCTGCTTTGATGTAATGACCACACGAGTTGAGCGGGTGCATACACTTGTAGACCCAATACTCCTTGTTCTGGCCTATGTCTGCAAGGATATAGCGGTGCGGCTTGTCTGTCCGCTTGTGCTCGCCAATCAACTCGATACCCATGCCAATCTTCCTGACTCTAGTCATCACGCCTCCTTCGACTCCAGTTACTCGTCCCTAGTGTGCGGAGACCAGGGCTTGCCTTCCTTGAACAACATCGACAGCTTGTGCTCCCGGACCTCGGGAATCGAAGCACACACAGGCTGAAAGATGCAGCCGCCATACTTGTCACAGCTCGTGTAGTTCATCGGGAAGTATCCCTGATCCATCCACGAGATGAGCAGATGCGAATAGTAGATGGCGTCCTTCTTCCACTGTTCAAGGTGCGCCTTCTGATACGGCATCCGATACCGATTGAACCTTTCCTTGGGGGCCAAAGTCTTCTGGAACCCAATCTTGTTCACGACGACGTGCGGGACGTTCATTGCCCACGAGTAGCCCATGAACTGAGTCGAGAGCAGGAATGGCTGCTTCCTCATCCTGCTGGTCTTGTGGTCCACGATAGCTACGCCACCCGGCGTGTTAGCCACCATGTCGATGATGCCCTCGTAGATGACCCGAATCTGTTTCTCCTCGGATTCATATAGCACCTTGCTGAAGACCTGTTCGACCTCAATCGGCGACCAACCATCCTGTTGATAGTAGAGCGCGTAGGCCCGATACTGCTGGATGTTCTCAGCAACATCACCCTGAGAGAGGTCCATGTCCGACGCCGCCTTCAGCCCGACCTGCACTGCTTCGCCGACGATGGCCGAATACTCGGGCTTTCGACCCAGCTTGATTTGCTCGTAGTGATACTTCAGCATCCGGTGCATGAGGTCGCCCTTCTCTAGGGCTTCAGCCTTGTGCTCCGGTTGCTTGTGCCGAACGAAACGCAGATAAGCCTTGTATCCACAGGCCATCACGTCGTTGAGCACTTGGCTGTCAATCGCTATCGTTCTCACCCTCTATTATCTCCTCTACTATTTCCGATACCAAGTTCGCCAACGCGTGCGCCGCTTCGTCAGCCGGACCATCATGACCGATGTATCCAGCACGGTGCAGGAAGTAGTCGTTCAGTGCGAGTATCTCCTCGCTAGTGAAGACCAAGCTGTGCTCCATCTTACTTCGAGAACAGACCGGACAGTGAAATCTTCGGATTGAACCCGGTCGCAGTCGCCTCCCTGAATAGTTCGTTGTTGATGATAATCTGTGCCTGGAGAGTGCCGATGCCAGTCACGTTTACTGAGAGCACCAAGAACAAATTGTCCCTGAATGTCTTGGTCGATGCGAACCACGGCAGAGTCGAGGTAAGCAAAGTCGTGCCTTCCTGCGTCGAACCCCACTGGATAACAGTGCCGCTGACCGCACCGTCATACGTCACGTCGCCCAACACACGGAACTCGATGGTGTTGGCTTTCGGTGGCTCTGGAATCGGCGTCGGCTGAGGCGTGGGTGCCTCGCACTCCAGCATCTGTCTCCTCCGGTCCTCGGTGCTATCGGGGACCGCTCCACAATCGAACTTGTCCCCACAAGCACACGCTGCCAGAGGTAAGAGGCTCGCGAGAAAGGTTCTACGTTCCATGTTGTCTCCTAGTCCCAATTATCAATATCATCAATCGAGCCGGAGTCCATCTTCGGCTTGTTCTCGTTCTCGGCTACGCAAGCTACGCAGACATCGACGCCTCGACTTACTTCCTTGCCACATATCATACAGGCCGCCATGCCACGACGGGGCTTGCTTTGATACGTCCGGCTAATGTTCGCGTTCTGAACTTTCGCAGCCCAGACCGGGTCTATCTGTTGACGAATCTGTTGCTCGTCCCATCCGAGGATTGGCGCTGCCTTACGCACCCACCATTCCCTTGAGAGCTTCTTGACGAACTCCCATCGGCCAGCGCAGACGTTGGCGTGGATAGTCGAGCCACGCAGTGAAGGGGTGACGAACATTCTCATGCCCTCGGCACACCCTTCACTGCACTTGTTACTGTATCGAACTCCGATTTCACAGTCGAAGTCGGCGCACTCCAACTCAATGTGGTGCACCGTCCCCGCCTGAGGAGTCTCGATTGCTCTGTGAATCACAGCCCTCGCTCCGCAGCCCAACCCGAGAGATGGGTCAGGTGTTTGATTTCCCACCGGACATCGTTCCAGAATATCGCTGGCTCGCTCGTAGGGTTCATCCAGTGGCGATTGTATTCCTCGTTGACGAGTAGACGCGCCTTGAGAAGGCCGTGCTTGTGAACGAGATGCGCGATTGTGTCGCGCACCTTCTGCTCACGCTGAGTGTAGACGATCTGAAACGGTCCGAGTCGAATCACCGGATGTCCTTCGGGTCAATCACCAACCGACCGTTCTGGTCGACGAGCAACTTGAGTGCGGTGTCCCGAACCAGCTTCATCATGGTCTGGAGGTCATGGAAGATGAGCTCAACGCGCTGTTCCAGCCGAGTCATCCGCTCGTGGGATACCCGCTTGAACACCACCATCTCAGGCGAGAGGATGGGTTCGTTGTAGGCTTCCAGCACCGCGTCGACCCGCTCCCGTCCGAACGGCAGCTTCAGCTGTGGCTTTGGATTGATGACCGTGTTCTTCGGGAGGCGCGAACCGTTGCGCTGGGCCTTGAACGCATTGACGGAGCCTGCATCGTAGTGGAAATGCATCTTCGACTTGCCCTTGCCGAACGGCACCCGCTCGATGAGGCCCGCGTTGCCATACTTGCGGACCGAGCTGAGGTGAACTCCAAGCCTTTCGGCAACCTCTCCTGCTGTCAGTTTCTTTTTCACGACTCCGACTCCTTTTGGTTAAAGTGGGGAGTGTCAGCGACTCCCCGTCAAGGGTGTTCTATCCACGGTGAGAAGCGGTTCATAGGCCGAAGCCTCCCCACTTTCCCATCCGCACCCTCTATCCCGAAGCGTCCTCCGGGCTTGGCTCGTCGGGGCAATCCAACCACTCGGCAGGCTCGTGATACTCACGAAGCTCAGCGAGGTGAATCTCGACCCGGACTTCAAGGTCTTCCGTGGGACCGACCATTATCTCGGTCTGCTTCCCACAGATGGGGCAGAGAATGTCATAGAACGTCATGTTCATGCCATTCTCTGCCATGATGGCGGTCAGCTTCTCGTTGAGCGTGACACCCTTTATCACCTTCGACTCCTACTGCTTACGATTGTTGCCTGCCCAGTGGAATCTGCCTTTACGCTGGGCATCTTGCTTATTCTCTAGGTCTGTTGCCTCGAACAAGTGCTCAGCCTCAATACATGCCCGATTGTCGCATGTGTGGCAAGCACAATGATTTGGCTTCAGAGGTCTACCAAGTTTGTGTTCAAGGATAAGGCGACCCAAACGCCATGTTCTGGTCGTTCCGTTTAGACTTATCCTGACTTCTGGATATCCACTCCGCGTCGTGGCATTTAGCCAAATGAGACAACCACTTTCTCGCCTCTGGGACGACTTAATCCAAATTGGAATCCACTCAGCGAGTGTCTTTGGATTAGGAGCCATTATTTATAGTTCCATCTCTTGTTGCCAGCCTTCCAAATGGCGTCCGCGAGGTCGCGCATCAGAGAGGACTCGTCCCAATCCAGCTCCTTGTTGTCCAAGGTGCTCTTGTTCGCAGACCGCTTGCCCTCGATAAGCTCTCCGAGGAACTCATCAATCGTGCCGAGCGCGGTGATATAGGTCGCGTTGATCTTATCAGCCGTCTGTCCCGGACGTGGGAACCGAGCTTCTGCCTGCTCCTCGTTCGCTGGGTTCCACTGACGCTCCAGAAGGAGGCAGTCCGAGCAGCACTGAAGGTTGATGCCCTCACCAGCCGCTAGCGTGCTAGCGACCATGATACGATTCTCAGGCTTCCAGAACTCGTCGATGACCATCTGGCGCTGCGTGCCATCCAGCCCCGAGTGGAAGCTCAGGACGGGCGGGCAACCCATGTCCCGCATCGTCTTGTTCAGACGCCCGGTCAGGAGGGTAGCCACGTCCTTGTGATGGAGGAAGATGACCAACTTGCGGTCGCACTCCAGCAGGAACTCCTCGACGTAATCGACTGCGGCAGGAACCTTGGCGACCCCTGTAATCTTCCGCATCTTGGCAAAGAACGCGAGCAAGTTCGTGTAGCTCGCCGGGGACATTTTGTCCTCGTTTTCGTCCATCCACGCGGTGAACTCCTCGACAGTCTCCTGATACTTCTTGAGGAGAACATCGTCGTCCATCGGCACCGGACGAAACGTCCGCATGATCTTGGGCAGGTCGGGGAGAACTTCGGCCCGTGTCTTTCGAATGATGAAGTTCTTTGTCTTTTCGTGGAAACGCTCTGGATTGGAGAGCCGACGTCCGTAAGTTTCGTAGTTGATGAAACCGGCGTAGCTCGAAAAGATATCTGGACGAATCCAGTTCAGGACCGGGAAGTATTCGTCGGCTGAGTTCTTCACCGCGGTGCCGCTCATCGGAAGGCGGAACTTGGTGCCAGCGAAGTTCTTCTTGACTGCCTGTGAACGAGCACTTGCTGGGTTCTTGATGCTCTGGCACTCGTCGATGATGACCGTCTTATACTGCGTCCAAATCTCATCGCCCCAATACTCGGGATTGGGCGTCCCAGCGACACCGTTCTTCGTGATGGTCTTGGAGGCCACACGAGCAAGCATGTCAATGGACATGATGGTGACAGGGAAGATATCGAGGTGAGGCCGCTCCACGCTCTTGTTGATGACCTGGGCCACGATGCCCGTCCATTCCAACATCTCGCGCATCCAGTTGATCTTGATGGAGCTTCTGCAGAAGATGAGAACCGGGAGAGCTTCCTCTCTGTTGCGTGCGATAAAGCCACACGCGCACACCGTCTTGCCAAGGGCCATCTCGTGGCCTACGAGGCAGACGCCACCGGCATCCTCCATGAACTTGATTGTGTCGGCTTGGAACGGGAAGAGTTCCTTGCCGGTGCGTGACGTAATCTTAATGACATCTTTGTTGTCGATGCCCTTGTAGATTACTGTGTGCCCGCACTCGAAGGTCGTCAGGAAGCCGAAGTCAAGCTTAATCTCATACTTGACCTTGGCGACCTTGCCGCACTCCTCGCATTTCTTGTGAATCGTAGCCATTCTATGTCATTCTACCTTTCGTTGTGGGGAGGGTGGGCAAACGGCTGCCAGTAGTTATCATAGCACATCCGTTTGCCCGATGTCAATAGGTTATGAGGTTTTCGTTCTGTCCTCCGGGGTGATAATCCACACATCCTCGGGTCCGAGCTTCTTGCGCCCGTATCGGACAGTAGCCCAGGTGCCAGACCGCACGACCTCAGTTCCCTGATGTGGAGCAGCAATCAGGAGGTCGCAACGCTCGACCATGAACTTGTTCCTCGTGAGGGGATTCATCGGGTCATGAACGTAGAACTGGCCCAACCGACAGAACAGCCCTTGCTTCTTGTGGATATTCGACGGATAGATTTCACGAGCGATACCAAGCTCCCAGGCGATGTTGTCTGCCTGGCAGTCGGCCCCGATGCATCCGCCGTGGATGAGGACATTGGGCCTGACAAACAGGAGATACTCTCGAAACTTGTTCTCCTGATACTCGGTCATGCCCGTCTGTGTGCCTGTGAACGCCACCTTGATTGCCACGGATTAGTTCTCCTCTTCTTTCTCGAGGATAACGACCACCAGCTCACGAACTTCCTTGGCTGTCAATGTCATAACCCTCGTCTTGGTGATAAGCACGACAGGCATATCTGACTGTGCAGCGTGCAACAACATCTGAAACGTCTTTCCTTCACGCATCTCGTCTAACTTCATGATTCCTCTCCTGTAAAGCACATTCGCAGACCAATATCGGCCAGCTCGTGCTCTACCATTGTCTTATGGTCATCTGTCGATAGCAGGTAGTTCTCCATGGGGTCTGGAGCAGCCCACCCACATTCACGACAAGCCCGGATATGATACCCGAGCCTATCGCCGTTTTCGGTGGGGACGTTCGCCACGAAGGCAACATCCACCCACCTGTGTTCGTGGACTTCCGTCTTCATGCTATTCGAGGCCAGCCTTCTTGATCTGTTCCTCAATCCACTCGCTGGGCAGACCCTGCGCGGCCATCAGCTCACGGAAAGCCGATGCCTTGGTCTTGCGCGGTGCAGATGCCTTCTTGACCTTCGGCGCACCCGGTGCCGATGTTGCAGCCGTCCGACGCCGCTTCGTGGCATCTCGCTCGTTCAGGCGGCGATACTCTGCCTCCCGTTCGTCCTTCTTCATGTGTTCGATACGCATGAACAGCGTAGTCTTGCTGGCCTTGAGGAGCAGCTTGGCCCTCTGGAGCCGACCCTCGAGGAGAGCGATGCGATTGTAGACCTGCTCAATCGGGGACTCGACGTTGAGCATGACCTCCTCGTTGTAGAGGATGCGGTCTGCGTCATCCATCGTCATCAGCTCTTCGCGTGCTGACTCGTCAGGATGAACCACCTTGCCCTGCATCGGGTCGTTGGCGTGCTCGAGGAGCGCAGTCTCGCTGGCGTGGCACGTTTCGCACAGCATCAGCGGCTCCTTGGCATGAACGTGCTTGAGAGCCTTGAGGTTCTCGACCAAAGTCCCACACGCCTCGCACGGCTCAGTCTTCTTTGGCTTTTTCGGCGTCGGGGAAGCTTCTGAACTCGGAGTCGCTGAGTCCAGGCTTTCTGACCCCGTATCGCTTGTCGCATCGAGAACATCGAAGCTCTCGGACGTGCTCTTGACTTCTGTGCTTGTCTCGTCGGGCGTTACGCTCGATGAGATATCCTCCGCACTTGGTGCAGACGGTGTCTGACATCCATCCTCCTCGGCGTTGATTGCATCCGACATCAAGCCAACCTCAACTTCCACTGCTTCTAGACACGACTCGCACATGGATTCCTCAGATACGAGGTCCAGCGGGTCGTTACACACTTCACAGAATCTCTGTGCCATTTCCCACACTCCTATTTGTTCAGCTTCTGAACATTGTTAGACTTCTTGCATGTGCAGATTGGAAGATATCTGCCACACCTCGGACACTTGAGCATTTGTGCCTCCTTTCCGACTCGCTGAGGGTTGGTGGTTCCTATTGTCCTCAGCGGCGCACTGGGCTTAACGGCTGTTTAGGCTCGCCCAGTCGAGCTGTTACTCATCTTCCTCAATCTGCTCGTCGATGTCAGCCTGCGTGTATCCGGTGAAAATCATCGGATTATACTTGGCTCGCGTCTTGGTCTCGCACTTGTCGCAGACCCTGGCCACCGGGATGCCCTTGCAGTCGAACATCCATGCTGACCAGTGGCCGGAACCGCAGGGGCAGAGCTTCTGATCATAGATGCCCATTAGTTCCTCGTGTCCTTCCCGTCGCAGCGGGGCGGCTGATGCCACTCCAAGCAGACGTGACAGAGGTTGCCGTGGGCCATCTGGAGACATGCAGCGTGCTCCTGACGATGCACACGGCAATATGTCATGCCCCCTGCCCTCGTGCTGCACTCCTCGACCCTTGGCTGAGCGTCTTGTTTCCTCATTACTCGACCCTCCGCATCCGACCAGCAGCCTGCTTCTCGTTGGCAGGCTTGTAGATGCCCAGCGCGATTTCCCGTTCGCGCTTGTGGACCCAAGTCCTGATACCAGTCTCGATTACCTGGCTCATGGAGATGCCGAGGCGCTTGGCCTTGGCCTTTGCAGCCTCCCACGTGGGGAGGTCTGCTGGCCTGATGTAGATGCTTCTGTTGGGCATTACCGCACCCTCAGCTGGCCATGCGCGATGAGGTCTTCAGCGACCTCAACCGTGATGGTTCGTGCGTGGCCTTCGAGGAGGATGGCCGTCATTCCCTTCACGTAGACCGGATGTGGCCCACGCACGTCGATGTATGCACTCTGTGTCATCTTACTGTCCCCTCTTTCCGAAGTTATCGACCCGAGCCTTGTCATCGAACAAGGGCATCTCTGACCTGCGCTTCCACACGCCCCCGTTCTTTCCAGTCTCATCCCATGACCACACGTAGGTGACTCCACACGTGCAATTGATGAACCAGCCGTTGTTCTGGAAGTTGCGCTGGCGATTCATGTAGAATCCGTGCTGCGGTGTGCCCAGCTTGGAACCACAATCTGCACACTTGACTGGCGCAATCTCCCTTGCAGCTCGGAGCATTAATAGCCTCCTCTCTCTGCGCGGTCTGCACACGCATCGCACTGATAGCCCCGAGCGCGATCTGCGGGAGTCAGGCGATTCGGTGCCTCACATGTGGGGCAGGGCAGGTTCCGAGGATTGCCCGGCCCAGCGGCGCGCAAGGCTGAGTTGCCACCGGGGTCAGCGAAAGCGATTTCGTCGCTATCGTATTCGTAGTCGGGGCCAAATGCACGCCACTCATGGTCGTCATCGTCCTCCTCGAACATGTCCGCCTCGAGGTCACGCTCGTAATCATCGTAATCGCGGGGCATTAGAACGACCCTCCGATCTTGATGGCACGCTTTGCAGCAGCCGTGGGTGAGGTGCCCTGCGAATACCAGGAGTAGTAGTCCACGTCGGGCAAGCACTCTGAATCGAGGCCAACCAGAACGAGGAGGACATTGTCCACCTGCTGTTTCCACTGTTCGAAGGAAAGCTTCATTACTTGCCTCCCTTCTTCTCGGCCTTCTTGTTGTCGTGGTAGAGCTTGACCGCGACCAGTGATTCGTGCAGCTGGGCGGCAATGCTGAGGAGCGCGCTCTCACGGTCGAATCCCACTCCCATGAGGAACTCGACGGTGCGGTTGACTGCCTCGGTCGAGGCCTGACGAGCGGCGTTGGTCCGGGGATATGACTTCCCCTTGACGCGTGGAATCTCGATTACTCGAGTCTTACTCGATACCTTCAACGGTTCCTGTCTCTTTGCCATCGCTGTCTCCAAGCCGGGCTTTCGAGGCCACCAGCGGCCCGTGCCGCCCGGCGTCTATTATGATAGCATACCCCGGTTTCGTTGTCAAGCGGTTATGAGGAAGTTTACGTTCTATCGGCGTAGCCGTATGAGGTAATTGTGCTGTTCGACATGAGCCTGCCGGGATCTCTCGGGTATGTGTCGGGCATGTCTCGGGTAAGTGTCGGGTATGTGTCGGGTATGTTAGATCCCCCTAAGTTGTTGACCCGCAAGGGGTTAGCCGAGACCCCCCCTCCCCCCTCCCCCCTTACCCCCACTCGGCTACCCCCCTCCTCGAAAAAAAATTACACCTCTATTTCTCTTTTTATATATAAAAATGTATATAGAGAGGGGAAAAGTGCCCGACATGCCCCCGAACTGGATATGGATTAGACGACCGAGGCCCCCATGACGATAGGGGAGGGAGGGGGGGACCTCGCGCTAAGTCATTGATAATAAAGGACTTGCCCCGTCAAAAGATACCCGAGAGATACCCGAGACTCACCCGACAGATACCCGAGACATACCCGAGAGATGCACGAGAGATACCGGGTGTCATCGGCTGAACATTGCGAGAATGGCGCGTGATCAATGATTGGCTGGACGCGGGGGGAAGGCCGCGATCGGGCGCGCGATTTGATCACGGGGCCTTGCAATTTGTTCACGCCCCATCACAGCCCCGATGCCCAATCCACCAGGCCAGGCTCAGCGCCGGACTCGTCATTGGATTCATAAACCTCATGCGGAGCCATTCGACAGGGTATTGTTCAGAGGCTGAACATTGGGTTCATAAGTTTATGAGGCCAAAAGAAAAGCCTCCCGAAGGGCAATCCCTCGGGAGGCGTAGGCCAGGCGGAGGCGGGCTAGGAGGCCTGTAGATACTTCGAGGCCGGGGGGAAGTTCATCGCGTTGTGGCGCATCCGACCCGCGATGGCGTTGAGGCGCTCGAACTCCTCGTCGTTCAGGATGTCGAGGAGCCACAGGTCACCTGCGAAGCCAGTCGCCGTCACGCACAGGAGATACTGTGCGCCCGACCGCGTGCCGTTGGCGAGCACCACGTCGGCCCGATGGTAGTCCCGGCGCTCAAGCTCCTCCCGTCGCGTGTAGGAGGTCTTGGTCTTGGGGTCGTAGCAGAGCACCTCGTCGAGGTCGCTGCGGTCGAAGATAAAGAGGTTCATCGCGCCACCACCAGTCGCGGCGCGTTCTTCCACACCGTGGGCGGCACGTAGGCCTTGGCCCGCTGTGCGAGGATTAGCTCGCGAGCTTGCTCGGGCGTGAACCCGGCTCGCGCTACGAGGACTTGCACGGCGGCGTCGATGTTCTTCTGGATCTGTGTCATTCGGTTTCGTCCCCTTGGACTCATCAGGCGCAGGATTGCGCGACCGAACGGAGGGAGGTGACCAGCCTCCCCCCGCGTCGTGGCCTAGACCGCCTTCCCGGCGGCCTTGCGCTGGTTGATGACAATCTCGCGGGCGGCTTCCTCGGTGAAGCCCACCGTCTCGACCATCATCTTGATGGCCTTGGCGATTTCCTTCTCCGGACCCTGCGAGGCCTTGTTCGCCTTCGACCGCTCGGACGCGCGCAGGAGCAGGTCGTGGCCGTAGTTGAAGGCCTTGACCAAGTAGTCGGCAGGCGTCTCTTCGCCCGACGCCATCGCCTTGGCGATCACCTTGGCGTCGTCGATCGACTCGGCCTTCTGCTTGGCGTATTCCCACACAAACGCGGGCTTGCCTTCGATGGGGAGTTCGAGCTTGACAATCAGGTTTTCCATGATTTCTGTATCTCACCGGTTCACCGGCCTTCAGGCCGGGCTGGCCTCGGCGCGACATGCGCCGCAACAACCAACGAAGACAATGATAGCACAGGATCGGGCTGTTGCAACATCTCATTTGCAACTTTACCAAACAAAGTGAAGGCGACGAGCGTGTAAACATTACACTTGACTTTGTGTCACAAAGTATGTTTGATCTTGGAGGTGGATGAATATCCACTGATGATGCATAAACATTCATGTTGACACGCCCCGCCGAGGTGTGGTATAATAGACTGGGAGGCCGTAGGCCTCTTCGCGGGTCCCATGACCCCCCTCCGGGGGGTGGTAGCCAAAATCCTGTCAGTGTCCCGATATCAAACGGGTCCCATAGAGGCTATACCCCTTTCGACACCCCTACCGTAGAAATGTTCAGGCCCAGGAACAATGTTCATCGGGCGAACTTTGGCCGACTTGACAAGTTCCTCAAAAAATGCTATAATCGTGCAAGCAGAGGGCCAGGGTCCATCGAGGGACATTAGAACCATGTGGATTTCAGAAGAAGACGCACACATCCGTCTCGGGTCCCATCATAATATCCTTAACCGGATTGACAGGGACTCCAAGCCTCATGGGGATGACCGTCCGTCGCCAATCGAGCCTCTCGTTCCAGCCCCGCCCGATCTTCTCGACCCAGATGTCATCCGTCATGTCGAGCGCGCGCTAAAGCCAACCAAGCAACATCTTACTCCCAGAGAAGCCGCTGATGCAGTAATCACGGGACAGCTGATAGGACGGCAGTCGGCTGCCGACCTGTTCAATGTCAATCACGATCACATCCGATTGATGACGGACCACGGCAAGCAGGGTCACAACGACCTCGACAAGCCGAATCAGAGCCTCGTCCAGATTATCGAGGGCCAACGGACCAAGATCAGAGACTTGGCCTTCAAGCGCCTGAACACCGTGCTTGAGTGTCTGGATGACAGCAAGATTAAGAAGATCGACAAGGCGCGCGAGCTGGCTCAGGTTGGGTCACAGCTTGCCATCATCTCCGAGAAGATGCTCCCGAAGGAGATGAGCGCCGAGCAAACCGTCCACTTCCATATGTATCGGCCCGAGGTCAAGAAGGAATCCGACTACGAGGCTGTCTCAGTGGGAGAGGAACGGGTGGAGCAGAAGTATCTCGAAGGCACTGTTTCGGAACAGTCGTAAAGGAGTCGAAGGATGCGTAACGGAGAACGGCAAATCGAATCGGGCACGCACGTAGAGAAAGTCAACGCCGCGCAGAATGAGACTGGCGTCGTGCGTAAGCTCAAGGAAGGTTTTGGGTTCATCGCTGGCAACGATGGACAGGACTACTTCTTCCACTGGACTGCTTTGCAGAAGTCTCAGGGAGTGGAGTTCTCCGACCTGGAAATCGGCGACCGCGTCGAGTTCCTCTGTCTGGAGGCGCCGAAAGGTCCACGCGCTATCGAAGTTCGTCGTGTTGGAGCGTAACGTAACGTAACCGGAGGAGCAGTCAATGGGCAGCGACAAGCACAGCTATCACATCATCCGCAGCGACGGGAC